TCCCTGTCATAATAACTTTTGTGTTTGCTTCTTTAAGTCCTTCTGGTAGCTTGTCTATTCTTTGTAGTAGTAAGTCTCCGTGTCTGATTGTATTTATTTTCATCGTTTCCTCCTATGAGTTTGTATTCCCTATTTGTTTTTCGTGTTCTGAAAATATATCTTTCATCTAATCCATATCATTTCTCCTTTATAAAAATTATTCTAAATTTCTTATCATTTCTTCTATTTCAAACCAGTATTCATCCTCTGTAATTTCATAATTTTCTAACTTATCTGCCAATTCTGCCCTTACTTGATTTATCTGCAATATAGTCATTTTTATCTCCTTTCTAATATATTAATTTATTTTTTGCATATATTTGCGATTTAAAATGGGTATTTTTATTTTTTAATAGTTTACTACCTTACAAACACATTCCGTTCGCAAAAACGACAATAACCGTGAATTATCCCCTGCATAATAAACAATCCTTTCAAAAATGCCTTAAAACTTCTACAACTCCATATAGCTTTAATTCCTAAATATTTCTTACAATGACAACATTGTCTTATATACATTTTTTACTCCTTCCTAATAATTTATTATATTCTATATCGTTAATATTATATTTTCTATAATATGTACCAGATACAGGAATAAACTTATTTCCCTTTTTTAAAATATTATAAGCCACAATCATTTCTCTATTGCCTTTTATATATATACCTGTTACTATCATATTTCTTTTAATTTTCTATTTAATTCTTCTTTTTCCTTAATCAACCTATCGTTAAATGCTTCTGCTACTATCAATTTTATTTCAAGCTGTCGAGTCGTTTTTATCAATCTGTCATTCGTCTTTTTCTGTTCTTCTATCAATCTACACGCTTGTTCTTTTTCAATACTATTTTTCCAAACTAAATTTAATTCAGACATAAATTTTACCCCCCTTAGTTTTTTACTATGCAAATTTAGGGACAGGGTGTTTGGCTGAGTACCAAACGAACTAAGGGTAAACCTGTCCCTTTGATTTTTTACAAGATTTTTTGATTGTTTTTCCCTTAGTTTTAACACTTTCTCAAACCCCTTAGTTTTACATCTTCTTACACTAACAGTATAGTACATATACCATTTATTGTCAATAGTTATTTTAAAAAAGTTTATACCGATTTATACTACCTTACAATACGACTTTTATCGTCGAGGATATTAAGACTTGTATTTTTCAGCGTATTCTCTCATAGCTTGTTCTATCTGTTTTCCTGTAGGAGTTACAAGGTCTAAACAGTTATTATGAAACTTGCCAAATTTGAACTGCCCATTAAAAAAATGGATAATAATTGTAGGCTTATTAAAGTAAAAACTTGCACATGCAAAACTAGAATGAATACATACATTAAATCTTGACTGATAAAGCAATTTCATAGATTCTTCATACGGAATTTGTCTAGCATCTTGCGATTTAAAAACTAGCAATTCATTTTTACAACCCAAAGTATAAGTGCGTAAAGGATAATCAAGATTTACTAAACTTTTTATAGATTTCTGTTTTGATATACTATCAGGTTGAACACATATATAAGGTAAAGATTTTTTTTCAATAAGTAAATCAATAGTAGTTAATTCTGGATAATTACCAATATAACCTTTATAATTATAAGCAATTTCAAAACTACAGCGAACATCTGTTACTATTTCATCAAATTGTTTAGGATTTATTTCATCTCTATTCCTACCATCATTATAAAATATATGATTAACAAATCGTTCCCTGTCTGTTATGTCTCCAGGTTTTCTATACTCACTCATAATTCTTAAATGTTTAATTTTTAAATTCGAAACAGAAGCTAAAAAGGTAGATACTTCTCTAGCATATTCTCCAGTAATCCATGTTATTTCATCATGTTTTTGAGCTAATTTGCGTAATATAGGAATAAGATGGAAACTGTCGCCTAACCTATATCCACCTGCTATAAGTAAAACCCTGCTCATCGTTTCATCTCCTTAATATAATTACAATTCTTGTTTCTACATTGATATTTTTTACCTTTAATTACAGTTTTCCACCTATTATAACCGCATTTTGGACAAATATAATCCAAAATAGTTTCCTTACGCATTATTCTTTCCTCCATGATATAATTTTTCAAAATATTGAATATCTGGCTCTATATTTTTCATTTCCCTTCGCCACAATTCAGAACCTGGATATACAACTAAATCGTATATGCCATTTTCTTTTAAATTTAATTCCTTTATAAGACTATCAGTATCGTTTCCATCCTCTATATTTTCATATTTAGAATGCATCCAAAACCCTTTTATTTCAATGCCAACTTGTTTAGTCATATTAACAACTCTTTTAATATCTTGTACTTGAAATTTCTTATTATAAAATTTTAACATTCTATCGGAACCAGATCCTAAACCATAACAAATCATTTTACAACCAGATGCTTTTAAAACATTTAACATAACCTTATCAACTAAATCAATTCTAGTAGTAATTCTAAATTCAATATTCAATTTTCTTTCTCTTATTAATCTACAAATTTCAAATACCCGAAATCTATCTATAGTAAATATATCATCAAGAAAATAAAAACTTCTATAATTATATTTACTCATTATATCACCAATTTCATTAACAACATTTTCGGCACTATTTAATCTTACTCTTTTACCAGCAATCGAACTACAATAAATACATCCATAAGGGCATCCCCTTGAAGTAATTATAATTGTACATTTTTCGTTATCTAATTGCATGTTATACTTATTCATAGGCAATAAATCTCGTGCTGGTAATAGTCCATCAATTTTATATATCGTATCAGATTTAATAATTCTATCTTTCGGTTTTTCTTCGCTACAAAATTTCTTAAAACTAAAATCAGCTTCACCTATAATTACATAATCAAACCATTTTAAACAATATTTAGGCATAATTGTAGCATGGACACCACCGATAACATTTATAGCTGTCGGTACAATAACCGATATTTCTTTTAATAATCTTACAGTTTCAGGAAAAGTAGGAGTAGTAGCAGTATATCCAATAATATCAGGATTATATTTTCTAATTTCTCTGAGTAATTTTAAATGATTATTTATAGAAAAATCAAAAATTTTTATATCGTGTGATTGCCTAACACTTGTAGCAAGATAAGCAAGATTTAAAGGTGGTCTATCTCCATCATGAACTAAAAAAGAACTTGCAGGATTAATTAATGCTATTTTTTTCATGTCAATGTCGTCAATGTAGGTTTTTGAATTATACTGTCTATATGAGAAGATAAATGAAATTTTCCTTCAGGGTCTACTTTTTTATGAAATTCGTATTTACGCTGTCTTTCTTTGGGTAAAACATAGCCCCAATGAAGCAATTTACATTCCGTATTTATACCACTTAATCCGAAAACATAACTAGGAACTTCGCCACATTCTATAATATTCGGATTAAAATTTCTAGGCACATAATCTCCTTTTTTAAGTTTAAAAATTCGCCTTTTTAATTCAAATTTAGGATTCCAGTAACCATCTATTCTATATTCCGTTTCGCTCCACATGTTATATAATCTAGTAGCAATATATCGTATATGGTCATCGTTTTTATATTGATTCATTAAATCTAACAAATGCTTCCAGTCTTTTTCGTGATAAGATTCATCTGAATCAAGCAAAACAATCCAATCATTTTCAGTACTATCTTCACAAATTAAATTCCATAATTTAGAACGTCTTTCAATTTCTTTCTTCGTTTTTTTGCCTAATGCATATACTCGCCAATTATTCTTATTATAATATTTTTGAATCATTCCTTTATAAAAAAATCCAGAACAATCATCTACTATAATTATTTTATCACATAAAGCTCTAAATGTTTCTAATGGTTTATGAAAAATATGTTGATTATTATAAACCACACACGCACCTATTATACTCATACCTGAACCCCCTGTATTCCTATTTCTTTACATTTCCTTATGAAAGTTTTACCTGATATTCTTTGATAACGATTTTCGTTATTAAACTTTCCGGACGGATTTGAATAATGTAAAAATGTTGTATAAGGTATATATCTAACTTTCATTCCTAACAATTTTTGAACCTTAATTGAAAAAAATTCTTCTTCATAATACATAAAAAAATCTTCATCAAAACCTCCAAGCTTTTCAAATATATCACGACGAACCATATAAGCCGCACCACAAACATTAATACAATCTGCAGGTTGATTAAAAATATCGCTAGGAATCGCAGAATCGTTCACACCATAAGCTCTAAATTGTCTACGTTGAAATGTACCCATAGTACCCGCACCAACAACTTTTTTAAACTGGTCAATTAATTTACACCCTACAACTGCAATATTTTTCTCTGATTCAAATGTATCTATAAATTTCTCTTTCCAAAAACTATCCAAAACAAGCATATCTGCATTTAAAATCATGATATATTTACTTTTATTAATTCTTGCCCCTAAATTAACAGCATGAGCATAACCTTTATTTTCAGACATAATTAAATTACACGAAAAATCTTTATTATAAAGCCAATCAGTAATTAATTGAACAGAATCATCTTTAGATTTATTATCAACAACTGTTATGGTTTGATTTATAAAAGACACATCTTGACATTTAAGTAATGAATTTAATAAAGGTATTATATATTTACCATAATTATAATTTACTATTACAATATCTATCATTTTATTTTCTCCAATTCGTTTATAACATATTGAGCCCTGTTTTTAGACGTGTGATATTTCATTAAATGTTGATATCCTTGTTCAGCAATATGTTTTATTTTTAAGGGATTCTTTTTTAAGAAATTAAATTTATCTTGAAAATCCATAATGTTTTTAAAAAATACAGCACTTTCCATATCAATGAAATTATTAGATATATCTATTTTAGGCATATCAGCTATAAGCATTGCCCCAAAATAAGGAACTTCCCAATAACGATATGTATCATATCCTTCCCCTTCTATACTAATACCAATTTTTGAATTGCGTAAAACATTGAAATACTCTGCGTAAGACAACATACCTCTTTTATCTCTTTCAACATCCATATAAAATATTTTATCATTCTTTTCTTGTTTTAAAAATCTGAACATTTGACATCTTAAACTATTTATATTATGTCCAGATGCGATAAAGCTTAAATCATAATGTTTTTTATTATAATCTATTAAATCAAATTCATATTTATCTATAATACCAAACGTAATAGGTTTAACATTTTCATTATTACAAGCTTCTCTTTTAAAATAAATATCATTATAAAATTCTCTTTTTCTAATTATTTTATCGTCTTCTCCATCCACAAATGCAATAGGAATTTTACCTTTAAAACGCTTATAAATATTTTCTAATATCCATGGTTTTTCTGGTACCCAAGAAGTAATTATAACAGCATCATAATCTTGATTTAATATTTCTTCATCTGACAACTGTTTTCTAGAAAAATCAAAATAACAAAAGTTTAAAAAATCATTCTTACCTAAGTTTTTCCTGCCTGCAAACACACTATCTCCACCATAATAATGAGTTCCTTGAGGGTATTCAGTAACATCGTAACCTGATTTTTTTAAACCATGGAATAATATGTCTGACATAAAACAGGCAAATCCGTGTGATACAAATAATATTTTTTTCATATTTTCCCTCTAATTATATACCATAATATCATTAAATTTCTAAAAAATCTTTTAATTTTATGGCTCTTCCAATAAGCTTCATGTACTTTTAAATAAACATCTGGTCTTAAAAAATAATCTAAATTATAATACCTTTGCATTTTTTCCCTCTAGATTTAATTGATTTTCTCTCGGCTTCCATTTATCAACAAACATCTGCCAATTTTTATCATGCAACTTCCAATCCATTGTCTTTTCGCTTCTTAATTCTAAATGCCTAATAACATTTCTATTACATTGACAAAACCTATATTTCTTTCTATATTTCATCCACATTTGTAAATCAGATTCTTCGTGCCAAAAATGTCCAAAACTTTCATCGTATAACCAACTCTCATTTTTAAATACCCAAAATTGTCCAGTAAGAAAATCTACATAATCACCTATTTTTATATCTTTATTATGCTTGTTTACCCAACCTATCCATTTTGACCCTTCCGTTCCTACTGCTCCAACCTGAGGATTTCTAAAATATTTAAAAACTTCTTTATCCCAATTTTTTTGAACTAAAACATCATCATCTATTTGAACTATATACTTCCCACGTGCAAGATTAAATGCTCTGTTACGAGCAATAACACCATAATTTCTATTAAGATTAAGAACTTTGTAATTATCAAACTGTCCGCCCATAATATCAAGCAATTTTAATGTTCCGTCATTAGAACAATTATTAACAACAATAACTTCATAATTACATCTACGCTCATAAGTATTTTCTGCTACAGCAAGTAAACATTTTTTCAAAACATCTTTTCTGTTATAAGTCAAAATAACACAACTAAACTTTAAATCCATAATTTCCTTCTATAAATTCCTTCCATTGATTTGCAAAAATTTCAAATGTAGCATTTTCTAAAATCCACCTTCTACAATTTTGTCCATAATTATATTTCTTATTATTTTCATAAACGCTTTCAATAGCTTGTACAAATTCATCAACATTAGCATCATATTCTAAAGTATCTCCTAATAATCCCTTAAAACTTTTATATCCACAAATTGTTTTTTCTTCAAAAAGTCCAGCCCTGCTTGCAACAACAGGTAAACCACAAGCCATTCCTTCAAGCATAAAATAAGAATTACCTTCATATTTTGAACATTGTAAAACTATATCAGAATGTTGAAATACTTTTATTTCTTCGCCGTCCTTAACATTCAATAATTTAAAATGAAATTTATCTTTTAACATCTCTTTAATTTGTTGTAATTTTCCACCACCATCTTTATTATAATCCCTACCACAATGTAATACAACAGGTTTATGATTAACTTGTTTATGCTCAATAGGTTTAAAAATATTTGTATCAACTCCATTTAAAATAATCTTATCCGCTTTAACTTTATGATGTTTTAAAAGATATTTAGCAGATGCATTTGATACAGCAACCATTTTTGTATTAGGCCTATGCCACATATTATCTTGGTCTTTATCTTCAATATGTTTCTTGTGATTTCTTAAATTAAATTCCGCCCAAGTACCATGAACAACACTTATAACAAGAATACCAACATCTATTCCAAGTCCCCAAGAACCATCTACTATACATAAAGTTTCTTCATCTATTAATCCTTCATGTTGTAAAACAGCATTTAAAGCCTGAGGACTAGGCATTTTAAACATTGTTCCAGTATATATTTTTCCACCAATTGCTTTTTGTAAATACCAATTAAATCTTTCTACTCCGGAAAGACATCCCTCTTGTCTACTTGTATAAGATATAATTGCAATTTTATTTATCATAAAGAATCCCTCAATAATCTTAGATAACAAACTAATTCTTGAGTATTTTTTAAACCAAAAAATATTGGCAGTTCTTTATTATTCATATAACTAACAATATCAGGTAATAAAATACTACATGCCGTACCATGTTCTATGCCATAATTAATTGTAAGATTATATGATGTAGAATGAACTATATTTGTACGAGTTAAAGCTATAGCTCTACCTGCATAGTTTCCTGCTTCAACCAATAGCCAACCTTCTTAACAATAATTTAAATATTGTCTTATTAATGATATAGCTATAATTGAATATCTCTTTGTTTCATCTGTAGCATCATTGGCCCAAAATGCTTCTATAGCATGAGATAACGCATCTAGCATGAGATAACGCATCAAATAAAGTAGATTTAACAACATGTTTAGGTAAATTAATTGAATAAGGATAGCTATATAAAATAGGAAGTTCTGTAGGAAGGGATATTTTTTCTTCTCCCCAAATTGTTGCATATATTATTTTTTTCATTTTGGATATCACCAATCAGTATTATTTATACAAGGTGCTTGTTTAACATCTAAATAATCATATTTTTCTCTTGAAACAGGAACTCTCCAATCTCTATATTTATCATTTAAATACATTTCAGTTGGATAAGGTACATCAAATTCTGTACCAAGAAACTTTAATTTTTCAAATATTATAAAACAAGCCGATGAAAAAGTATATGCAAAAATAGAGGGTAATCCATGAGAACCAAAACTTCTACCTAAATTAAATGCCCTACTCCCTCTAATATGTATACTAAGAACATCAAGATGATTTTGTCCTCTTTCAAATTTAACACTTTCAATAGCATTTTCAAATCTAAAAATATAAGATACTTTAAACCCTATTGCTTTCAATGTAATCATTAATTCATGAATACGCTTATAATAACATTCTAAAATACCTAAATCACAATCACTTTCATCTCCCTTAACAAAGTCCTTATCTCTATATGCTCCCAACAATGTTCCCGCCTGTAGAAAAAAAGGAATTTTTAATTCATCTGCTACTTGTTTAAAATCTAATAAATTTTTTTTTGCTTGTTCTTTTATATTCATTTTATTTTTTCTCTAACTTTTAAATTACCTATACATCCTTGACAAACATATTCATTTTCCCTATTAAATAAATCTAATGCTTCTACCCAATGAGGAATAATAGGACAAAAATATTCTATATCAAAATTTAATTTACGACAAATAGCAGGTATCATAGGACAAGCATAAATCTTATTATCACAAACAGCATAACCTTGACAATGGCATTTAGCAGGTAAAACATTATCATACAATTTAGTAGGTAGTTTAGTATGAACAGTTCTATCAACAATTTCTATTTTGTTTTTATATTGTCTTTTTAAATCTTGTAATATTTGCCAATTTTCTTTATATTGTGATACCCTTATTACACTAGAATTAATCAATACTTTATATGTAATTTTAGATACATTGATTCCATTACTAAAAATTTTGATAGCATTAGCAATCTTAGATTTTTTTAATAAAGATAATCCTTCCTCTAAATTATTCCACAATAACGGTTCTCCACCAGATATTATAATCCATTTAAATTTATCATAGCCAGAATCTTTAGTAACTTTAATAAACTTTTCTATTTCTTCTAAACTCATTTGATATTTAGGCTTCCAATTCATTAAAGGTTGTTGACTACATTCAGAGCAATGCCTTTGACATTGCAAACATACAAAAAAAGTAACGTAATTATGATTAGGATTTATAACCATTTTTTAAATCCTTCTTTTAATCTTATCTCTAAAACATTTTTGTTAATACCATTTAATGCTTGTTTATTTTGTCTAGGCAAATGATTAACATGCATCAAAGGAAAATCAGTACTTACAATAGTTTTAATTCCAAAATGTTCTCTTTGTAATTTAAAAAAATCATCTTCTCCTCCCCATCCTATAAATCGTTCATCCCATCCTCCGCTTTCAATCCAATCTTCTGTTCGCATAGCATTAAAACTACCTGTACCACTCATACGCAAAGGCAATTTTTTCCATTTATCCCATTCAATAGGTGTAATTTTATCTTCATCTATATTCCTAGCGGGAATCCACAAATTAGTATTATTAGGAACTTTTAACATTTCATAAGTATATTCAATTAATTGAGGCGGTATAAGCATATCTATATCAGTGCAAATTATAATTTCGCATTCATCTCGCAATCTCGTAATTCCATCATTAAGTGCTTCACTTTTATTAAGCAATCCATCAATATTCATACTATATTCTTCCCAATAACGAACCGTACATATCCAATCCATATATAAAGAAGAACTAGAATATAAAATATCTCTAAACCTAGTTCTAATTTTATCTTCTATATTAACCGCTACGACAACAATTCCAATAGGATATTTCATTTTTTTGTCTTATACTCCCATTTTTTTCTTACAGCATCAACCGATTCATTATATCCATCTGTATTTATATTCGGATACCAAACATACAAAATAGTATTTATACTTTGCATTACAGCTCCAGCATCAAATAACTTACAACAAAAATCCCAATCTACACATCTTTTAAATTTAGTATCATAACCACCTACTTTATAAAACCACTTTTTCTTGAACATTATAGTAGCATGATTAATCATCATATGTTTATATATCTCGGCAGTTACTTGATGAGGGGCAATTTCTTTCTTATTGTATTTTGGTATTTTTAACCCTGTACCTAAAACATCTAAAATCTTATTCCATGTGAATATTACAATTTGCTTTTCAATTTTCTTAGGATAATAAACATCATCAGCATTATGAATTGCTATTAAATCGGCTTTAGCTTGAACGATACCTATATTATAAGCATTTGCCCTTCCTTGATTTTGATATAAAGAACACAATCTTATTCGATTATCTTTTTCTATATATTCTTTTACTAAATCATCAGTATAATCTATGCTGCCATCATTAACAATTATTAATTCCCAGTCTTTATAAGTTTGTTTAATAATACTATCAATAGCCCTATCTATTGTATTTTGCATATTATAAGTAGGCATAACAATACTAACTTTCATTTTTTCCTCTCACGTCTTAATCTTGCTACATGTTTTTTAAATTCTTCCGCCGCTTTTTGGCCTGCATTATAACAAACTGGTTCTTCTAACTCAAAAAAAGAATATAAGAAATGCGTAAATTCATGATATATACTATCTATTCGTTCATAAATATCTTTTGTTTCATCTATCCAAATTTTATGCTGTATAAGTCCTGAACTTTCAAGGTCGCTATAATTACCACCTTTAGATTCAATTTCATTTTTATTTCGAGGCAGAGTCTGTTCTATCTCTAAAACAGTTTTCATATATTATTTTTTCTTTTTATATAAATCCATTCTGATATGAATATCTTGAATACTTTCTAATCCATAATCTTTATTCCATACAAAGAATTGTGCAGTTTTGGAAGTTTTCGTAAAACCTTTAGTATAATGCCAAAAATCCGTAGCACAAATTGAAGGAATAATCCTTATTGTAACTCCACCATGAGTAGATGCAGAATGATAAACTAATTCATTTTTTCTATGCTGATGCCCTGTATGTATTTCACGATACTGGTCTGATTTCCACAAATCAGGCTCTTCATCTGCCATCATTAAAGCCCAATTTTTTCTATTTGATTCAGTACATCCATGCATAAATCCAATTAAACATTTACCATATACTTTGTATTTACGAGGCTTAGGACTTGTATCAACCTCTACATTGATATCATTATGAAAAAAATTACCTAACATTCTTAATAAATAATAACTTGTTTGTGGATCATGATTTCCAGGAACCCAAAACAATTTCACAGGAGCAATTTTTTTTAACTGATTAATACTATCTCTTAACATATATTCTGATTCAGATATAATTTTCACTAATCTACTATCTACATCAAGTGAGTGTTCTGCTGTCGGAGTCTTGTTCGTAATATTGTTAACATGTAAAAAATCATTACCTATAGGGAATAAAAAATAATCTACTTCTATATTTTTAACTCTATCAATAATTTGACTAATAGCATTTTCATATACATTTCTAGCAATTTTTAAATCATAATCCTCTCCTGTTTCTCTACTCCACGATAACATTCCATAATGTAAATCATATAACGATATTTCAATCATTCTTTTTGCATTTTTATTGTATATTTTTTTATTACAACTTTGACTTTTTTTAGCTATATTTTTTTCTATTTCTTCAAAAACACTTAAAAGAATATTAGGAATTTTTAATGTCCACCATATTTTAAACTGATAATTAGTAAATCTTTCTCCTTTCCTATTTGTAACGTCCCAACTATTAGTAACAAATCTTGATATTTCATATTTATTTAAATCTATACATCCAGTTTTAAGTATCTCTCTAAATTTTGGATTATTTAATGCATCTTTAATAGTAGGTTTTTTACCTTTTTTAGACTTTATTATTATATCAGCAATAAGATGATTTTGTTGTTTATCTACAAGAATACCATTTGTATTTTCTCTTTCTGCTCGATTATTACTTACTCTCCAAATATTATATCTTTGTCTTGCTCTCCTTATAGCTTGCTTATTACTACCTAATTGTTGTGCTAATTGACTATCACTTAATTGTGGAGCTACTCTTACTAAATGTTTTAAGTCATTCAATTTTTCGTTATTATTTCTTAACCAAAAATCACCATTATGACTTGTTCTAGCCATTATAAACCCCTTTAGGTTTTAATAATCTAACTTCTACATTATCATCATTAGATTTTAACGCTCTTAATAATAAATCGGCAGGAGAAGTATGCTCGCTATCTAAACCATTAAAAAATTTATACTCTACAGCTTGCCCATTATCAACCACATTATCACTACAAAAATCTAACTTTTTACTAGATTTAAAAATCTTATTTAAAAACGGGATAAAACTGCCATAACCACCAAAATCATAATGTAATAATTTTTTGCTTTTTATAAATTCATGAAAACACACGTCAATTAATTTATTTTCTATATTCCAACCACTATCTTTAAAATGTATAACTAATATTGCATGACTCTTATTAAGATATGTACTAAGATAATCTATATAAACTCCACATAGGCCTACGTTTAATATTATCTGATGCCTAATATGAAAATAAGCATGAGTAGGAACTTGCTTATAAGGATATTTCCTAAAAGTATGTTCTCCCCATGCTGTAAACTTATTAGTATCAAGATTAAAACAAACATCAAGAGGGTTTAATTCTTCAGGTTTGATTATAGGGAAACTCGGAAGGGTTAAATATTTTTTTCCCATAAATGTAATATTACTATAGTAAATTTCAATATACTTGTCAAGCGTTATTTTTTACTGATATATGAATCATGCAATTCTCTTAATTGTTTAATCGCTTCTTCAGATTGTGCATGTAACAAAGTCTGTTCTTTATAAAAGTCTTTCCGTTTGCCTAACTTAATAAACATCTTTAAGCACGTTATAAGCCCTATTATAAGTGTCATACATAAAGAACTAAGGGCATAAATTATATACTTCATTAAATTAGTATCATTAGTAACTGTAGTCGTATCTCTACCAGATTGTATATTCGTTTCATCTTGCCTATTATTAAATCCAGCTTGAGTATTAAATCTAGCTTCGACTTCCGAATCTATCTGCGATTGTAAATTAACTTGTGCCTTAACCAAACTATCCATTTGTGCCTTCACTTCCTTAACCTCATTTTTAACCCCAGCTACTAAATCTTTTTGAGCTTGTGCTTTAAATAAAGTAAGTTCAGGATTAAGTAAGCTTTTATTCCCCCCACACCCCCATAAAGTAAGTAAAAATAAAAGTAAAATCGAATTCGAAATACTATATATTATATATCGTATATTCATATATTAACTCCTTTATTCTCTATTATTTTATTTCGTGCTTCTAATTCCTTATCATAAAATAATGCATTTAGTAAGCCCTGTTCACTAAACGAATTTTGATGAGGATTGTTTTGAATTAATCTAGCCCTAAATTTCGTCATACTAAATAATTTTCCACAACATGATTTCCATTCCAATCGTTTTAAAATATCAAATCTATTTTCCTTTTCTAAAATAAGATATGTTTCTCTATGTGCTAGTACGTTTTTAGCTTTAATCTGATATTTACGTTGTAATTCTCTTACGAAACAACCTAAAGAAAACAAAAATCCTTTTTTTATAGGAGTTTCTAAATCAAAATTACCAACGATACAAATACCTATGCTTTTATTATTAAAACCTAAAGCATGTGCCGCTTCTACATTTTGGGGTCTACCTGTTCTTATCATATAACTTTTATCTATTTTTTCAAATCCATAATGATAACCTATATCTAACCATCCTTTTTCTAAATGATATTTTCTTAATCCTTCCCAATCCCTCGTACTTTTATCAGGACTTAAAGAATGATGTATAATAATATATTTTGGTTTATTTCTTAATACATATTTTGTAACCATTATATACTCCTAATTAAAGTTATTATTGCTACAATTAATATACCTAACCCTGCACAAGAAGCAGTAATTTGCCAAAATCTTTTCCAAAATTTACCTTGCATACAATGTATATCTTCTAAGGTTTGTATTCTATTTTCGTGTTTTTCTAATTTTGGATTAACTGCTTTTTTAATATCTTCAACTGTTTCTTTAACAAAATTTATTTTTAAATTAACTGGCTCTATTAAGTCTTTAATATATTTTCTATCTCGACTATTCATCTATTCCTCCTAAATCTCTAAAATAAATATATAAATATAAGAGAAGTTTCTTTTTGGTTTTGATGTCCATTATTTCGCCTCTAATGCCTTGATTCTTTCTTCCAAAAGCTGTATTTTAGATTTTGGTTTCTCTATAGATGTATCAATCCATATTTCTTTTTGTCCTTTCACTTCTCGCCATCTCCATTGATGTCTTGTTTCTCCGGATGGCAAATCTTTTGGATACATATCTATATAAGGCAACCCATAAAAGTTTTCTTCGGTTTCCCTATCCATGAACTCCGAATCGGATTCATTTGCATTTTTTGCCTTATCTATAAAATATGTAACTGAAATAGTATTGTCTGGATTGCAGAATACCCTAACTTTCGGCAGTAGTTTATGTTCAGCCGACAAAAAAGACGCACAAAAACAACAAACTAATAATATATATTTTTTCATTATTGATCTCCTATGGCTATAACACAAAATATAGCTCTATCTGTAGCCGAGCCGTCGTCTTTGATTGACTTGACTCGAACATCACCAACACCCATTGATATTATGGTGGCAAAATCTTTAGTCTGCGATGTGGCAACACAGGCATAAGCGGCATTTGCAAAATTTGTATCCCATATAATCGAGAAATCACCCGCACCGTGGTCTGTAATACTAGATACATTAAAACTATTTGTAATTGTTCCTGCTATCTGATCCATCTGAATCCAACCCTTTATTAAACTTTCTTGATAGATGGTATTTGCTACAGGCGTCGCATCTCCGATTGAACTTGAAATCAATACTCTATTTATCGTTGTTACTCCACCGCTTCCTGCATTTTGTAAACTATCTGTTTCACTCCAAGATGCACCATCCCAATATATGCAATTATTCGTAGTAGTTCCATTTGATAACATACCCGTTAATGAAGCCCAAGAAATAGTTCCATCTCCATCTGTTTTCATATATTGATTTGATATTCCATCTGATAATGGAAATGTAAATGCTTCAGTTATGGTTAAAGAAGAAATAGATGCTCCTGAAAAAGTAGGGGTAGATGTTGTAGTAACATTTTGATTCATTTCATAAACCTCAGTAGCACCCTGACCAGTATCTATCTGTGCAAATGTAGGAGTACTTACAGAAGTTAAATGTTGTCCTGTATTATATTGTAGCTGTGTATCAGTAACCTCATCATTTTTAATATCAGCACCATCTAAACTTGCTGAAGGAAGTGTAATTGTTCCTGTAGCAGTAAGATTATTAAAAGAACCTGTACCTTGAACACTAAAAGTAACAGTATTATCAAAAGTACAACTATAGCTAGAAAATAATACAGTATAAGTTACTGTAGAATTACCTATGCGAAATTCTCCAGCCATTCTTTGAATCATTGAAGTCGGTGTTGTAGTAGTATCATATTCTATTGTATAAGGTGTTAATGCACAAATTTTAGAAGTTATGAGCAATAACCCTAAAACTAATAAACATTTTTTCATTCTACCTGCCCTCCTGTCATAAGTGAATACCAATTTGAACCATCGTAAACTCTTAATGCAATTTGTATAGCGACACCTGTTTTATACCACATTTGCCCTTCATACGGACTTGTGGGAGCGGTTGCACTTACATAAATTTTATCATTACATTTATCAAAATTATCATTTAATTCATCTGCATCTGGAATATTCCCTTCTCCATTTGCAAGCGTATGAGGCATTGACACATCATTAGCCATAATTATATCTCCCGAACAGTTATATAACTTCTAAAATTTTTTAAATCCAATTCAATTCCCACTACATTACATACTACATCTATCAACGGAAAAATATTTTTATCCCACCAGTAAATAGTAGGTTTTCCCCAATAAGCATCTTTCTGCCCCCAAAACCATAACCATTTAGGTACTTTAAAATTAACATTTACTGTATCAGAAAGTTCTAATTGAGGAAGCATTTTACATACCAAACGCATTGATTTTTTAGGGTCTTTATAACGTGTTCTATATAAATAAGCAAGTCCATAAGCAATATCTAAATCTTCATCAACTCCGATTGTTGCATCTGAAATTTCTAATGCTTGTTCACCATATTTTTGTTTGCTAGTAGGCTCACTATCTCCTTCACTCTCACAAGTCATTAATCGTTTAAAATCTCCATGTTCTACATTAATTCTATTTTTAACCCTGCTCCATCCAGCATTAAAGTTATCTACTGCTATTATATTTGTATTTTGAGCAAGTTCTAAATCTATACTTTCACTTGTATTTTTAGCTCGAAAAAAATATTTTCCTTCTGTATCTATACCTATTTCAAAATCAAGAAATTCCGCTATTTCTTCCAATGCTTCTTGTACTGTCATATCAGTAAAATTTGCTAATGCTATATTAAAAGTATCTTGAGTTCTTGTAAATTTTTGTTTATATACTTTAGGAGTTGTACCATATGTAGTAGTCATAGTTAAAACAGTTCTAAATCTTATATATCTTTTTACGGTAGAAGAAATTGTAGTCCCAGAAATAACCACTTCAGAATCCCAACTTGAAGCATCTGATGAACTTTGAGAATAATACACTCTAGTACCATTTTCATCTACACCCCAATTTTGAAATAAATTATAAGCAGTAATATCAGCACTACAGTCTATATTCTCTGAGAGCATATGCCCAGGCATAATAATTTCATTTAATGTAGGACTTGAAGGAGAGACATCATCAATTTCTGTCATACTTATTTGCCATCTAATATATCTTTTTAAAGCAGTATTAGGATTAATAGTAACAACCCCAGCACTAACAGTAGCAATCATCCAATCATCATTACCAGATGAAAAATCTGATGAATCACTTGTTTGAATTGCAATAGTAAGGTAAGAATTTGTACCTCCAGAAGTATAATCTAAAAACGGATTACCAATATTGCTAACCGAAGCTGGAGCCACTCCTAAATCTATTGGATCAGAAATTAAAACCCCTCTAATTATATGACCTGGAGAAACACCTTCATCATAACATCCTTTAATATAATCTATATAAATCTCAAATCCAGAATTACCATCAATTGTCCAAGTATAATTATCAGCTAAAACAGAAGAAGATGCATTACCAGACAATACATCAATTCCATCTACATATAAATGAGCTACACCACTATCAGTTATCATAACATCAAATGTATGATAATTATTCCAACTAGCACCAGTTTCTTGTATAATTTTACTCAAATTAACATTAGTTCCTGACCCAATTTCACTAAAATAAGCTAACCAATCTCCCCCATAATATAAAAGAACTGCTGTAATTTTATAAGCACCACCTTCAATTTTAAAACTAAAAGAATTATTTGCTACTGCATTATTTAATTTACATTTAAAACAACTTAATTGTGTATTATCAATACTAACTTTATATTCAATACTTGTAAGAGCATTACATACCAAATGATATTTTCCATCAGTAGATTCTTCAGTAGAAAGACCGCCATAATATACAGTTTTATTCCAACCTTCATTTTCTGGAGTATCATCACAATCAAAATTAATATCCCAATTATCGTCTGTATTATTAATTTCTGCCGTTTGGTCTGGATAAGAATCATTTATAGTAACATTTTCATTCGTTTCTACATCATCACTCATATCTTCTTCTTTAAGCTGTACATTCCCTTCTACAACTGTAGTATCTAAATTTCTACTTCTTACAGCAGTAGCTTCAAATTGAGTTTTAGTATCCCATACTTTATATTTTCTACCATAATCAAAAACCATACTTCCTAATGTTCTTTCTCCAGAAGTAAAACCCGCTTTATCAAGTAATTTTCCTACTATATAAGAAATTGTCTGGTCTTTATACCAATGGTTATAATCACAAGTTATAGCTTGTCCAGTAGAAGGAGCTACTTCAAAAGTAATCTTAGCAGGACTTGCATATGTATTTAAATCACTAATCGTATAATCCTTACCTTCCGTAACTTCAACACCATCAACATAGACTTTAATTACTTTACCAACTCCGTTATAAGTTGTAGTAAATTCTGTAGTAGAATTATCTCCTATTCCTATATTCTCACCAGTAACACTATTACATACGTTTTCAGCAGAAGTCTCAGACAATAGAATATCTTTTCCCATTAAAGGAAAGATTATAGTTTCTTCCAATACATTTTGTTTCACATCTTTATTAATAAAACCAGAAAAAATATAACAAGTTTCCGTCGTACCATCTGCTAAAGTATAGCCAACTTTTATTTGAATTTTAGAACGATAACGAATATAAGGAGAAGCAAAAAATCCACCACCTTCCTCGAACTTTCCTACTTTGTTTCGTAATTCAATTTGTAAATTTGCAACACGCCACACATTTAAACCTTCTGTATCTAATGCCCATTTTATATTAGCAATTCCTCTTTCTTTTAAATAAGGTTTTAAATTCGTACCAGATTCTTCCCATATATAACTAGAACCATTCCAATATCTACGATATAAATATATCTCATAGAAATATTTTATTCCATGTTTATTTTGTACATTAAGAAAATCATTACTAACTGATTTCATAATTCCACAAGCTCCATATTTAATGTATGTAATTCCACTCTGGCATCATCTTTATCTTTAAATTTTCCTATCCAATGTACCAATCTAATCGAATCAATATCTCTTGTATAATCTTCGTAAAAACTAAATTCTTCGTGCTCATTATAAATATCATAAAGTTCATCTATTTGCGTATCTGATAAATATTTAAATGTATATTTTTTATTCCACTTTTCATATATACTCCATTGTTCTCCAGTGCCATCACCCAAACGATAAAAATCTCCTTCAACTTCAACCTGTCTACTCCTAGTAGTTCTAGGATTTTGTAATTGATAGGTTTCAAGCATTACCCAAAACTGTCCTACTTTCTTTTCTTCTCCTGAACTGATTGTGCTTTGCATTAATAATTTAATTCTACTGCCAGTAACAGAAGAAGCCAATTTAATTCTAACTGTACTATCTGCATTAACTGTATAACTTGCCCCCGAAATATCTGCATAAGAACCATTGTAATTTTGTAACTTAAACTTTTTAAGATTTATATTTTGTAAAACAATAGTATCATAAGTTCTATTAACAGTACTCAATCCCTCATAAAAAATAATTTCTATATAAGTATCATATCCAGTTTCACTTGTTTCGCCAGAACTTTCCCATTGTACAGATTTATTCTGGTCGTAAATATAAGATTTATAATCATCACCTGAAGATACATTAATAGTATCATCACTATTAATATAATTCTTCGATAAAAAATACATATCTCTATTATTCATTAATATACCTCATCACTTCTAAAACCGCCCTCTTTACTAATCGCCTTAACCAAATTTATCGCTGGCATATTTCCCTCTTTTACAGCTTCCGTTAATTGGTCACATATTTCACTAATATTATCTTTACTTACACTTGCAATATCAATATTTATATCACCCAACTTTACAATATTTCCTGAACCTGCATTTGTTCTTATATTTCTTGCAATTCCTAAAGAATCGCTATGACTATAAACATTACTCCCTTTAGGTAAACTTACAAGTTCGGCTCCTTGTTCACCTACAATCGCCATACCACCTTCAAAGTTTCTAACACCATCCCTGAATTGATTAGCCATTGCTATTACTGCGGCTCCTACTGCGGCTCCTATTGCAACAGATGCAAACAAAGACCATGCGGCGGCGGCGGCAGCTCTAGCTGCGGCTACTCCTGCCGCACTTTTAATCTCATAGACTTTCCATGCCTTTGTAATTGCTTTCATAATAATATGTTGCATTATCCATTCAGCTATTACCTTAGCTATCATGTCAAAAAATGCATTTTTAATACCATCTGTAATTGTCTTAATGCCTTCTTTAAAATTATTAGCACCTTTAAGCATATTGACAATACCGGATTTAAAAGAATCTTGAATATCATTAAACAATTGAGTAAAATTATTTGCCCAATCAATTTGCTTTTTTTTCATTTCTTCTATGGCTTTCTTAAATCCACCAACAATTGTTTTTGACCTTTCTCCTGCTATTTTAGTTTCTAATTGCCATATTTTCCTTTTTACTTCTAATTCTTTTATAAGATTTCCTCGTACATTAGCTAGTTGCTGTTCAAGGTCAATTCGTTGCTGTTCAAGTGTTATTTGTCCTTGCTCAACTTGATGTTCATACATTGCCTCATCATACATTCTTTGTGCTTCTGCTTTTCTATCTAACTCTGCTTGTTTAATTGCCGCTAATCTTTCAGCTTCTGCTCCAGCTTGAGCTTCTTTAATCTTAGATTGTTCTTTGTCTATTTGTTTCTGTTTTTCAGCTTCTATTCTTGCCGCTTCTGTTTTTTTCTTTTCAGTTTCTTCTGCAAGCTTCTGTTCATAAAATTTCAATTGTTTCTGTTTTTTGTTGTAATTTTCTAACAATTCTATTCTATATTTTTCATTAACTTCTGCACTAGTAGCAAGTGTCTTAATTTCTTCCATCTCTTTTTTAATAAGCTTTATACGCCCTTTAATAGTTTTACTTAATCGTAATTCATTTTCTTGTTCTGTAAGTTGTTGGTCTATTCTTCTGTTAAAATATTTAGTAAAAATAGTACCTAATCCCACTACAGCAATTGCTAATGCAATTATAGGATGTGCAGAAAGTAACGTTAATGCAGAACCAATGGCTTTAAATCCTAAGGCAATCTGTGGCAAATAACCAATCATTAACAATATTGGTGATAACATTACTCCTAATATACCTATAAATGCCCCCCCAACAACAATTATTTTTGTAAATGCAGTATTAGTATCATTAATATAATCAATAAATTCAGAAAAATAATCTATTCCTGTTTCTACAGCAGGTAATAAGGTTTCTCCTAATTTTCTCCACAAAGCCTCTACTTTTTGAGTAAATACTTCAAATGAAAATGTTACAGTATCTGTTTGTTTTCCGAACGCTTCTTGAGTATATCCTGTTCTATTTGTCATTATCTGTAAATCTTTCTCATATCCAGTAGTATCATTTAAAGCAACTGCCAAACCACGAAATGCACGGATATTAGGGAAAATCCTTGCAAGTTGTTCGTCGGTAGCAGTATTTAAAATATCTACCATTCCAATTAATCCTTTTTCCCGCAATGTAGTAGTATTCAATTCAAGCCCTAATTCTTTCGCCGCTTCCTTCGCCTGTTTAGTAGGTTTTAATATTCCCGTCATTGCCATATTTAAAGATACAACAGCGGTTCTAGTATTTAAACCACTTCTTGTCATAGTAGCAAGCATAGCTCCCATTTCTTCTAAACTTAATCCAGCAGTAGAAGCTGTCGTTGCAACCATACCAACAGCAGGAGCTAACTCCCCCATAGTAGTTTTACCACGTTTAACAACAGCAAAAAGTAAATCGCTAATATCTGTAGCTTTATCTGCTGACATTTGATAAGCATTTATAATTGTAGTCAAAGCATCCGCCGCAACCCCTGTATCAGTTAAACCCCCTCTTGCTAATTGAGCAGAAGCGTCCAATACGTCTAATGCTTTTTCAGCATCAACACTTGCAGATAAAATATCATACAAGCCTTTAGATAATGTTGCTGTGGATTCTCCATATTTCTGTGCTAAATTTTCTAAGCCCTTTTTATATTCAGGCATAAATTTCATTGTTGTATTGTCCAACATAGTAGCAACATTTTGTAGTTGTGATTCAAACTTAGCCGCAGACATTACTCCCTTTGTTCCTAATCCAATTACTGCCGCAGAAAAAGCACCGATAGCAATACCAGCATTTCTAAATCCTTGTGCATTATCTCTAACAGCCGCACCGAATTTACCTAAGCTAGTTTTAGCCTCATCCATACCCTTCTTAAAATTAGTAAGTTGAGTTCTAAATTCTAAAACCGCTTCTCCAATAGTAGCCATATTACCTCTTTTTACCTATTCCTAATTTTTGCATATCTTTTTCTGTTACTTTTTTATCTTGCAACAATCCGCTTCGTGCTTTAATCCTTTCCAAACTTCTTATAAACCTATTGTAATCTCTATCCTTCGCATTTACCGCCATACGAATTATATTAGCCCTATCTATATTATCATTAAGTCTTTTTCTATTTAAAGCATCTAAATAATATTTAAACTGTATTATCGAAAACTGCTCAATCTCACCCAAAGTCCAATATGTTCGTAGCCGTGTTACAATATCAGCCCAAACTATTTCTTTATTACTTCCTGAACCTTGAGTTTTAGTCCGAAAAAAAGCGACTTAACCTCATTAATTTCATTAATATCAATGAAATCCTGTAGTAATTGTATAAGATTCTTTATAGTTAAACTATCTTTTAACCATTTATAATCTACTTTCAACCACCTAGCAAATATATTTAGAATTTCATCTGTAATTGGTATAAGTTTAATAAGGTCTTTTTTTATATCAAACTTTTCTAAATCAAGGTCTGGGTTTTTATCATTTATTTTAGCTATAGCTTCAACAATAGATTCTACAACTGCAACAATATCCGTCCATACCATAGGTTTAACAAAGAAAACCTTATCCGCAATTTTTACTTCCTTTGCCGTCGGAAACAACTGCTTTAATTCATTATTTTTATTTTCCATTTTTATTATCTCCATTCTTTTCTAAGACTTCATGTAATGCAGACTTCAATGCAACGATTTTTTCCTTATGCTTTTGAGGGTCTATCTTAATTTTACCATTAAAATAATCCCTTGCTATAGGTTCTAATTCAACATTACTTCTCAATATAAATTCGCATTTCTTTTTATTTTTATCTACCATCACTATCTTTACAAGATGTGCATGTTCACAAGTCAAAAATGCAGTAAGATAAAAATTACTAAATGCATATTCATATTTGTAACTATCTTTATTTTTATTTTCCATAATCTACTCCTTTATTTATATTTCATCTTCATAATAACCATACTGTCTGCCTGCAGGCTTATCAGTATCAGCTATTGCCTGAAAGACTATTGGTACTAATGTCTTTTCACCTTTTTTATACGAAGTTTCAATAGACTCTACACTTATAGCCTTATAAATGTGAAGTTTTCTTGTCTTACTCGTACCCGGAGCTTTACCAGTAAATAGCAATTCATGTTCTTGTTCTGTGCTTCCACCACCAAATGATAGACGTTTCCAACTTCCATCATTTGATATAGAATTTTCCTCACCCATTGCTATCTTTATATTGTCAAGTGTAGCTTCTTCTACATTAACAGTAACACGGCATATTTCACGCACAACCTTTTTACCTAGAATATCAACGGATTGGTCAGCTTCAATATCCATATACTCCTTAGTATGTTCTACAGCAACGCCATCTTCTGTATAACCTACATCAGTATCATCAATAGACAATGCTATACTTGTACCACTTACAACTACATTAGCAACCGTTCCCATTTTTATCACCCCCTTTTTATTTTAATACAACTTTAAAGCGAAATCTAATATCAATTCTCCATGCCTTTTCATCATCATCATAATATGGAGAACTTCTAAAGTCATCATAATCAGAATAGTAATTTAATAAATCATCGCTAGAAATATCTACCCCATCAAGTAAAGTTATTAAATAATCAGCTAAAATATCAGACTTTGAATCAGACCTTTTGCTCCAACATACAAATAAAACAGTAATATCTCTCATTCCATCATTAGAAGTTTTATTAGTTCTTACATCAGTCCATTCTTGAAATGTAACGGCTTCAGGTTTTGTCGTCGAAAAACTAATTTTTTTACAACTATTTCCTCTCTTTAAAGTATTAGTAGAGCTAGTATAATTTATTAAACTCACTAGAGTAGAATCATTACTAAGTTTATTCCAAATCGCTGTCCATAATGCTTGCATTAAATATGTCCTCTTTTCTCTAAAATTTTTCTAATTCCATTTATAATATAATTTTGACTTTCTTTATGTTTACTTTCAAAAGCTGGTAATAAATAAGGATAAGGTTTTCCCCCTTCATGATGTTTACCAGTTTCAATAGCATAAGCATATCTAAGCCAACTCCCTATTTGAGCAATAATATTGTTTCCTTCTCTGCTAGCTTTTTTACCTTTTGAATCTATTAAATTTGTATTTTCTGCACTTGCTTCATCATTATCATGATTGGCTTCAAATGGAGCTACATGGATAGAACGAACCAAAGTACCTGTTTGAGATTTAAAAGCATGATGCTTTTTAGCTTCTGCCGCAATTTTTAAAACACCCAAATAAGTTAAATCCTGAATTGCATCATCAATATCATCTTCCCACGCATTAATTTGATTAATACAATTTTGAATAGACTTATCAAAAAGTTCAGTATTAATTGATACCAGAAAATCCTTACTCATAAATTATATTTTCCTTTTTCAATCTCATTTCCAAATGATGTATTCTTTCCCTATTATAAATCTTATCAATTTGTACTATTCTATAACTATCGCTTCCATTAACAAGAGCATCGCCTTCAATAATATTTGCATTATATTCGCCTATACATTTATGCGTAACCAATAAATTTTGCCCTGTTTGAATAATTTCTATCATACCTATAGCAGAATAAATTCTACATTTATAAGCAGATACTCTTGTACTCCACGTTAAAGTATAACCCCCCATACCATCAGAAGTCTTTACCTGTTGTTTAATTACTGCATCAGTTATAGGAAACATACTATCTAAACTCACTGCCACCCTCTCGTAACAGATAACAACGATATTTTATCTTTATAAGTATGTATAATTCTATCTAATTCAGGGTCACCTGTTAAAATTTCTCCTTTCCCACCTCTTGCATTTCTAGCAGTATTTAATTTATAAGAATAATTTCCTATATGTTCACTTTCAAACTTACCAAAACTTTCTCTAGGTCGAATCTCTCTGAATAACATTTTTTTAATTACATATTTAATATTGTAAGGTACTGTTTCAAAACCAAAATTGCCTTCAATATCAATATTCTGAGAACCCCTAGTAAAAGTATAATATGCTTGATGCTGTCCAGAAAAAACACTCCATCCCTCTCGCTTAATTCTCAAAATTCCTGAATTCTCGTAAATAACTATATAATCATCTACACTAATTGTATCATCATCTATTACTACTGAACTAATACTATTTATAGGACGATACCTACTTAAATCTAACCATTCCTTCCCTGTACCATCAAGACTTAGACTTAAATCACGAGCATAAAATTTACGCCCAGTCCATTTCTCTAGTAATTCTTCTGCACGATTTATTTCTTCATTAACTTTGTCATCACTAGCTTCCGATGAAGTTATACCATCAGTTCTAGCTTGTGCTAACGTATAATAATTCCCCATATTTAATCACCTTCGTTTCTATATTTCTTATGAATATATTGAGCATCAGAAATATCGCCTTTGCTTTCTGGCTTATTATTTTTTTCTGTCTGTTTTTCTCTTTCTGTTTTTTCTTGCAATTCTTTTTCCTCTTTTACTTTAATTGCTTTTTCTCTTTTTCTCTGATATTTTTCTTTTACTTTAATTATTTCTGCTTCCTCTGCATCAGAAAACTCATCTCTTACACTTTCTTTAAAACCAATAGTGCCAACAGTTTGTTTTTTACCTTCGCCTTGCATTCCAATTATCCCATTAAGATTAGTTTCTTGTATATCATTTTTAGGTACTATCCCATCAGGAGCAAACTCTATTTTACTACTACAATTATCTATTAAATACTGTACATCATTTTCATTTATTTCAACCCAAATACCCTTATTAAACGTATATCCTTTAGTTCTATAAGAACTGCCTTTCTTTAATTTTGCATACTTCATTTTTACTCCCTCCTCTACTTTTTATTTTTATCTTTAGTTTATTACTACTTTCTAATGACATTTTTGCAACATCAAAATCATTTTGATTATAAACCGTTCTATTTCTATAATGATGAATATGAACCCCTTCAACTATTTTTAATTTATAACCGCATTTTTTAATTCTATAACTTAAATCTGCATCTTCACTAAAAGCAAAAAATCTTTCATCCCATCCACCAATATCATCGAATAATTGCTTTTCTAATAATAAACACCATCCTTCTAAATAATTATAACTTGCATCATTAGTTCTAACTATACCAGTACATCTAAAATTTTTATCTAATCTGCCACCAGCTACCCCAACCATGCCAATTTTTTCCTCATTAATTCCATCAAGTAACTTAGTAAGCCAATCATTACTTACTTTGACATCACTATTTAAAAATAATAAATATTTTCCCTGTGCTCTTTTTGCACCTTGATTATTCGCTTTTCCGAATCCTAAATTTTTATCGTTAGTAATAATATGAATCATCTTCGAGCTTTTATAATTATTAAGATATTCTTTAACTTCATTTCCAGAACCATTATCAATAATAATTAATTCGATATTTTCTTTCGTGTTATTTAATATCGAATCTATTGTAACTTTCAAATATTTTAATTGATTATAAACTGGAATAATAATACTAACTAAAGGTCTTTCTATTTTACTAACTATTTCCTTTTTGTCTTTAAACTGTATATGAAATACATTAATCGCTTCTTTAACCAAATCAACGCTTATTTTGTCTAAACATATAGGCGTTTCGTAACCATCAGGACATTTTTGCTCCCAGTCTATTGTTCTATACCAGCAAGGAGAACAACTGTTATCTCTAATATTAATATTCCCTTTATAACCAAAACATTCTACTGGAGTAGCACCAAATATAACTATAGATTGAGTATTAACTGCTTTCGCTAAATGTACTAATCCTCCTTCTGTGTCTATATGAAATTGCGAACCATGTAAAATCCAAGCAGTTTCTTGTATATTCGATAATCCAGTTAAATCAACTACATTGTTAATAACTGGCTCTCCCTTGCTTCCTAACTGTATAATAGTATAACCCAAACTAATAAGATATTTAACAATCTGTTGCCATCTTTCAATATTCCACGATTTAGTTATTCTATATTTACCAGAAGAAACATGAATCGTTATATATTTTTGTTTCGCCATTACTCTAGCATAACCACAAAAATTATTCTTTAAATCAAAAGTTAAATCATTTTCAGAACCATCTAAGCATGCAGTTTTATTACTAAAATCTATTAAATTAGTATTTAATTTTTCTAATTTATAATTACTTTTGCAGAAATTATTATATATTTTTTTATACTGTTCAAAAATATCTTCAGTCTGCTTTTTATACTTAGGAAATTTATCAGTATTAAATATAACTTTTACCACATATCTAAAATCATAAAAAATATCATATCTAATAGATTCTCTATCTACAATATTATCCCAACTTTGCATACCAACTTGTATAGTTTTATCAATCCACTTATTATATTGCATAATTTCTACAGCTATTTTATCACGCACATAAACAGTTAAAAAGCATGCAGGAAATTTACGCTTGATAGCTCTAGCATGACAACCTAACTGTAAAGTATCTCCTAATCCTCCGACCCTCAAAGCTCCTATTCTTAATTGTCCTTCTTTTGCTTTCTTTTCTACAATAGGAATAGTTTCAGTTTTTACGACTTTTAAATCAAGAGCTTTTACTTTTTTATTTTTTAGTAAATCACATATATCATTTTCATTAATAACATCTATTACTTTTTTCGGCAAAAAAGTATAAGTTCTAAATCTAAAACTACCTAATTTATCATTTAAAACAAATCGCATTTTCTTCTCCTAACTTACTGTATGGGGTGGCTAGATGTTTAATAGTTTTCAGATAATCTCTTACTAACATAATTAATTCTAACCACTCCCATACATATTTAAAGTTTTTTAATTCTTATCCAGATACAGATTTAACATTCTCTGCATAAACAATAGCATCATCTTCTTGTATCGCACAATCCGCAGACAGATGTAAACAATATTGCCGTGTATTCTTATATATATCCCTATCTTTCAATAATTCAATACCTGACTGTGAGCCAGCATACTGAACCTCGAAAGCCACTATCAAATTCTGATAATGTGTAAGCAATATATACGAATTATCGGAATACGTCGGAGAACTATACGATAGATTAGTCGGAATAGTCGGAACTTCAACTAATTCTATACCAAACGGAGTAAGCGTGAATCTCTCGGAAAGTGCCTTATCTCCAAGCGTTGTTGCTCTTGCTGAAAGTGCATCAATGTAGTCTTGAGCAACATTCGTACCCATAAAAAATCTAAGGTTAGCACGATTTCTCTTAAACTTATTTGGCATAGAACGTATCATATTCCCGAATACGGTTTTAGCATCAGAAACACTATCAAGGTCTTTTCTTTCTGCATCATAAATATGCCCATTTTCAGAAGCATCTTTAGCCCAACCATCAGTAAGTGCAAGAAATGCATCGCTAGAGTCTGTATCTCCAGTAATAAACAACTCTTCCAAGTCATTTGACAACTGTGTTGCCATCATTTTTGCTACATGGTCTTCAAAAGCTTCCCCTTCTATATTACGAGCAAGAGTTTCTTTTGAAATTTCCCACGGAACTATAATCTGTTTACACGTTATCGTAACTCTTTCAGTAGATATTCCTCTACGAGTAGTAGTCGTTGTTGCTTGTGACTTAGCTTCTGCAACACGACTTCCAACTGCCACCTTATCAATATACTTCTGGTCAGGTGTGATTTTTTCCATCCTCGCATTATTTGTCATTACCGAAAGGTCAATAACGTAATCAACAAATTTATTCGCTATTTCAGGTTGTAGTAAACCGCCTTCACCAGTTCCAGACATATCCCCAGTCTGAATTATCGCTTTTTCAATTAACTGTTCAGGTGTTTGCATACGTTTTTACCTCAAAATAATATTTATAATTTTTATTATTAATTTTTCAATTCAATTATAGAAATGCTCCGCCCCATTTTGATGACTTATTTTTTTGTATATCTTCATTGCCATCAATACCATTAGATTTAAGCTCTACTTTCTCTAGTCTTTGTATAATTCCTTCAAGAGATTTAACTATCATAGTATCTTTATCAGGGTTTTCAGTTTTCTTAAAAAGCTCCTTAGATTTCTTAAGATATTGTGCAAATTCCTTAAGGTCTTTGGATTCGCTAATTTTCTGAAGCAAATCTTGACTCTTTTTGCTTTCATCAAGCAACTTAGTAAGCTCATCAATTTTATCCTGCAACTTTTTTATATCTTCTTTAGTCTTAGCAACATCTGCTTTCTCATCCCCTTCCTTATTTTTATCATCACCATCTTTTCCATCACTATCTTTTTCAACTTTTTCAGAAGATAGAACCTTTTTTACAGATTCTACGAGTCGCTGAATTAATGAAGTTTCAATTTCCTCAGCACTTTTATCTGTCTTACTAAGTTTATTTATTTCTTCATCATCAATAAGCCCTAGCTTTTTTAATTCTTCTAAGGTCATAGATCTATTCCCTCCAATGTTCAATTTTGAATTTTTATTTTTATAAATTATAAATTTTTTCTTAATAGCTCCTGAATCTACAAGAGATACTTCATTTGTTTTTACATTCGATAAATCATATTGTTTCATTATGCCTCCTTATAGGATAATATAAGTATCATCAACTTTTTATTTTATATATTTTTATTATTTCGTTATCTCCGATTTAAGGTCATTCATTTTAGTATTAGCATCAATAGCCAAGGTGTCCAGTTTGTTCTCTATCCAAATTTTAAGGGCATCATTAGAATCAATATCTATATCCTGTCTGCCTATATGAACCTTCCCGTCTTGATAAACAGTCAGCACTCTTTTATATTGCTCTAATGCTTCTATCGCCTGTTCTATTTTGTTGAAATCTACGTTGACATGATTCAGTGCATTTGCATTTTGCAAAGTGCAAAAGATTATCATTATTGTTAATGTAATGTATTTCATAATATCTCCTATTGGTCGGCTACTTTCTGCCATGAATTTACGGATGTTACCTTTTCAGTAGAAATGTAAAGTACATATCCTGTAGTTGTAGAAACCACTACCGCCCCTGCGTCATAACCGGAACTGGGAAGCGGGTCTACCCAATCAGGATAAAAACCACCACCATCACCTACGTAAGTATGTGTATCTATCTTTACTCCTTCCACCCCCGCACTTCTTTCATATACAGTCATCACTCCGAAATCTCCGTCAGAGGTCATTCTCAAACATCCTGTCGCCCCATCATTCCAAATATTAAGCGTTGGGTTTGCCTGTAACCCGTGATTTAAGCTGTTTGCAAACTCGCCCCCCTCTAAAATATCAATATTCCCGCTATAGCCAGCATTATTGACCTTTACAACCCATCTGGCACTATGAGCAGTTCCCCATGGCCCCCATCTTATCCATGAATCATTTGAACTGCCTAAATACAATGAAGCATAGTCCATCATTGCAATACTATTAGCCGGGTTAAAAGTGTACGCCCTTACCGCACCATTAGCGTATATATCCCTGGTAGTAGCGAACCCGTAAGCAAGATTTTGATATACGTCTGCATAAAATGTAGCTTCTTTAGGATTTGCATAAGTCTTTGTTCTATCGTCATTGACATAAATCAATGCTTGATTATTAATACTATTGTCGTGTGTTTGAGTAATAGATATCATTTGATTAATGCCGTCCAGATTAATATCTATCTGTCCATTAAATGTAGTCGTGCTTTGTTGTATTGAGTTCCCGTCTGAATATATTTTCATTCCGTCTGTAGTAAATGTCATAGAACCTGCATTTACTATATTGTTAGAATCGGCATCCATCTCCCCTTCTAGTGTATCTCCGCCAATATTATAATAAAGAGAAGAAATTTCGTTTTGTAATTCTAATGCTAATTGACCTGTTGCATCACTTATAAGATTATCTTCGGCAATTCTATTAATAATTTCTATATTTAAATCTGTTCTTAAAGTATTAGTATCTATAGCAACTTGAATACCATTTGCATAAGATTGTGTAGATTGCACTTGTTCAAATCCATAAGGTAATAAAGGATTATAATTATCAAAATCATATTCTAAACAATTTGCAATTTGCAAACTAAAAATTAAAAACAATATTGATAAAAAATATTTCATTTATATATCCTGTTGATAAATATAAGTTCCATCTGCTCTATGATTCCATATTTTATTTCTATTATATAATCCACCGCCATTAGCCCATTCAAAATCCTGTATTCCACTAACTGTTCTATCTAAACATAAAATAAACCAAGCCGCATCACTTTTTTTCGCTCCCGATTTTGCAAATCCAAAATAAATTTTTCCTGCTGTAGTAGTAGAATCAATAATAACTCTATAACCATGACTTGCGGCTATATCTCCAATAACCTGTATTGCTGTCATTCCCATATTAAACTATATCCTCTTTCCCTTTAATAATAACTTCGTATATTAAACCTTGTGCAAAAAGAGTTATAAGCCATAAACTAATATCTCTAATATTAAAATAATAATAAGCAAGATAATTGCCTATTATAGTAAAAATAATATAGATTAAAGACTTTTTATCCACATATAATATACTTAAAAGACTAATAATATTCTTTAAAAGTCCTATTCCATGCTTTTTATTAAATTTAAAACGATTATAATAGCTTTTAATCATTTATTCTTGCCCCGTACTAGGTCTTTCAACCCTTCGCATTTGTCCGCCACATTTAGGACATTTAAGCTCTGAACAATGCTGTTCACTTTTCATAATTTTATAACCACATTTAATACAACTACAATTAAATGTATCTCGCATTTGAATTTCTTCTTTATATCCTACACCACCTATAGAATACCCAGTAAGTTCTCCAGATTTAACCTGTTGCCAAATTTTATCGTCGTAAATCTTAGTAGCCATAATCCAAGTACCTTTTTTAATATTATAACTTTCACCTTGCATATTTTTTACTGTCATATCTATAGGAGCTATATAGTTTTCTACTACAGCAGTTTCAATAAAATCGCCTTTGTGCATAACTTTACTTTTTTGAGAGTTTTCCATATACCAATGACATGCTTTTTCTATTTCTTCTACTGTTATCTTATCCCCTTGAGCATCTACAACATCAGGTACTAAAACTTCTCCATACACAATACATTTTTCTTCATCAATTTTGCAGATAGGGATAAATTTTTCTATTCTCTGCTTATTAACTAAGATAGCCCTTTCTTGTGCTAACGCTTCTTTTTCTGATTTATGCCTTCCTAAAACTTTTTTACCATCACTTGAATACAAAACCCATTCTTTACCTTCTTGTCTAATTATTTTCTGTAAATCTTCTTCATTATTATCATTCCCTATATTATCTAAAGTATCTATATCTTGATGTTCAATCTCTTTTTCTACAAATATTTCCTTAATAATATTATGCTTATTAATAAGTAATTCAATAGTTTTAATTCTTTTTTCCGTAACTTCTATTTTTTTAAGTAATTTCCAAATACTATGTATCTTTTCATGTAAATCTTGTAATTCACCTTTACTAGACTTTTGCAACAACTCCTTAGTAATATCTAATATTTGTAAATTCATTATATTAACACCATCAATCCAATCCTTAGTATCAGGCGGAATATAAAAATCAATAGGCATATCAAATTTTCGTAACATCTTAAATGAATATAACCATAAAATATCATTATTCCATTCTTTGTTTTTTTGTATTAATTGTTCCAATTTAATTTCATCTATACCATGTTTATCAATTAATACATTAAATTGCTTTTTATCTACTTTTATCGGTTCATTTAAAGTAACAATCGTATATATTTTATTGTCCTCTCCCGCTAAAGCTATAGGTTCTTTTAAATACTTTTTAAATTCTTTTGTCTTAACTATAACATTAACAATCTCACCGTTTATCATTTTTGCAATAGAAGTATCTATAATCATTGCTGGCATATTACCACTTTTAATTAAATTTCTAGTAAGATATGCTATAACATTCTTATTAATAGATTTATTATGAGATTTAAACCAACTCTTAGCATTGCCCATATTCCATCCTTGAGATTTTGGAAATAAATAACTTTGAATTTCCCATTTACTATTATCTTTTCGTTTACAATATACTGCTTTTATCCCTTTCGGTAATTTATCATCGAAAGTAGTAGTACGACATGTAGAATATTTATTCTTATCTCCATGCCCACTTCGTATAAAATCATCAGTTTCTTCCCACGGCATAATTATAGCCCCCTTAAGTTATTTTCCATCCCAGTATTTACTAGGAATAAAATCATCTGATACATATCCAACAATATCACATTTACAACTAGGATGAACTAAAGGTCTTTTCCCTCTCCACCCCAAACCATTATCAAAATATTCTCCAGTTTTTACTTTTTGCCCTCTTAAAGGAGAACATAATTTACAAGCATCTATTTCAGCTATCCATTCTAACATAGGTACATTTGCCTTTTTATAAGATTGATAACTAGCTTCACTTACAGCATAACCAGTTTCAGTCCTTGCTATATTCCTACCTCTATGATAATAGGTTTCTTTATACATTCCCTTTATATCTGCTGTAACTTGTTCTATTCCATTCCCTTCTTTCCAAAAACTATCAGCAATCTTATTATTAAGTAAATCCCAACTAACGTCATTTATTTCCTTACCCACTAAATGAGCTTTTTTACCTAAAGCATCTAAAACATTTAAAGCCCTTAAATTAAAATTCGCTTGTATAGCAAATTCAGTCAAAACCTTCTGCCCACCTAAATTATATCCTTCTTTATAATTACTATATATAACTTCTTCTAAGTTATTATCATTATCTATACTATTACGCCATTCTTTTGTCATTTTAGAAATGAACCCTATTCTTTCAGTAGGATTATCTGATATGCCCATCTTTTTAATTTTAGATAAATCTTGTTGAGCTTTTATATAACATTTTTCTAACCATCTACCTCGTTTTTCTAATCTCCAAAATTCTTTTTCTTGCTTATTAAAAACAACTCTTAATTGTGATTCAAACTTTTTCTCTATACGCAACTGTTTAGAAGATACTTTTAACAAATGTAAAGTATTCTTTACAATCTCTATCGCTTGTTTATGTTTTTCTATAGTTATCATTTATTTAATATTTTATTTATAAGTTTTCCAACTAAACCTTGAGTAGATTTTTTATATTCTTCTCTATCGTCAAGTAATTTCTGTAATGTAACATGTAATCCTTGCAATGCTTTTTCTGTAACTTGATTTTGTTCTTGCTGTGCTTGTGTACCTATTGCCTGTCCGCTTAACATACTTTCCATTTCATCTAAAAATACCATTCCAGTAGCAGTATTAATAAAAACTCTATCACCACCTTCAACAGGTTCTAATCCACAATTTTCTCTCGCCTCATTAATAGACTTAATACCGCTTTTTACATAAGCAGTATCTATTCTCATATCGGTTTCTACATCTGTAGCATCTAACTTGTTAAATTTAAGAATCCAACTATTAATACCAAAACCACGTTTAATAATTTTCTCATTAATTCTATGTTCAAGAACTAATTGTTTAGGAGCTATAATAGATTTTTTGTATGTTTCAGATTCTTCCCTAGAAACTCCACCACCCCCAAGTTTGCCAGGAATTGCTACATTAACCCTAGAAAAAGGCACTCTGTGTGCTCTTATAATCTCATCTCTATTATCCTGTCTATACATTCTAAAAGAAGCATCTTTAATGTCCGTAGAAAGTTTTTCAAATGTAACCTCTACCTCTTGACTGTTAATAGGTATAATTAATGTTTTATGTGCATCTCCTCTAATTTCTTGACTAAAATATGTAGCAATAACTTTTTCCATATCAGGGTCTAAATCAGCACCCTTAATAATAATCGCATAATGAGGTACACCGTTATTATCAAAAAATTTCAAATTATAATCTCTACATTGCACATTCCCGAGTATAGCACCAAGTGAAGCTATCCATTCTGGAATACCGTAATAAGAACTTCTCGAAGAATAATTTTTAATTTGTATTAATTCAGAAGTCGCTTTTTCAAAATCCCATCCAAGTAAAAAATTTGGGTCACTAAGCTTTTTATTACTTTTTGCTTTTAATAATTCACCATATATCTTAGTCTTTGCCCATGCTTTAGTAACTCTATCTCCTGTATTAAATCTTCTAAATATTTTTTTATTAAAACCTCGTATTTGTATAAAAATATCTTTCATTTTTCCGCATTTAATAGTCTGTGCAGGAATATGATATAAAGCCGCAGGCTCACCAGTATTAGGATTTCTAATAACTTCTAAATAAGCATTTGCCATAGATTCATAATCAATCCAGACTTTCTCTATTATTTCTGTAAAAGTTTCGTCGGGATTCCCAAAATCGAAAAACGCTTCTAATTTGTTTTTTTCTTCTATATTTGCATCTTTAATACCTTTACGTTTTACTATTTTCCACCCTAAACCACATACATCACTAGCTTTTTGTCTAACACAAGCAGAATGTTCTGTACATAATTCCATAAATCGCCATAAATAAGATAAATTATAGGGAGCTTTAATTAAATTCTCGCCAGTATAATCCATAATATAATCAGATTGCATTAACTGTTGTGAACTTAAATTTGTTTCTTTATTCCTAGCAACTCTATATTTCTCTAATTCGGTTTCAGGAATAACTCTTGTCTGTCCATCGAAACCCTTAGTAATATAAGCTCTAACTTTTTTACTTCTATCTATTTTATGCTGTTCTTTATTATCCATTTTAAAACCTCTTAAACAATTTTAACAGAAAATTTTCTAGCTTTTTTATTTCCAACTTCTACAGCATTATATACGCTACCACATACAGCATCTATAACATCTTTACTCCCTTTAGGTGGTTTTATAATTTTGTTTCCAGCCCTTTCTAATGTCTTAGCTTCTTTTATAAACCATTCCTCTGGACTTTGTGGCGATTCAAAAACCCTGGCATTATCTATATTTACCCACGGAAATTCTACTAATCCCTCTAATACTTTTGAACCAAATGTAGTATAAGGTACGTCTGTTCTATCTAATGAAAGCGTATCACAATCAGTAATGCCTCTACGTTTCATTATCTGGAGAAAATCTACAGAATTATGAACAAAAATACCAGCTTGTAATGCAAAATTATGATATTTTTCAACCTCAAAATCATACATTTCAATATAAATAGGCAATCGCTCTATGTTAATAATTTTATGATTTAAAACTTTTCCTTTATTCCATGGAATTTTACCTTTATGAACTTCTGACATTTTTTTTCTATATTCCTCGTTATTCCATAAACTTTTTATAGATTTTGATATTTTATTGGATAATCTTTCTTTATATCCCTTTCTACTCCATACTTCTTTCATATATTGAAAATATTTAACAGAATTATCTTTTCTCCATTGTACCAATGGACACTCTTGCCCCATCTTTGTTTTAGTAATCCAACTTTTTTTACCTGCCTCTATATGTTTATTTTTAAAAATTGACATATGATAAATCTTAGAATTCATTAAAAATTTTTCATTCTTTATTTTAATAGATTTAGGCATATTTCTTAATTTTGCACGCATAATTCTACAAGCATATCTACCTAAATCTCTATGTAATTTACTATGTTCTGTATGGGTCACAGACATTAAATTAGTAGGACAATTATCTTTTTTATTACCGTTTTTATGATAAACTATTAAACCTTTCCTTAAAATATTCATTTGTCTTGCTATTAATCTATGTGTATACTCATATCTATTATATCTAGGATTAAAAGTCATTTCATATGAACTTAAATCTAACATACCTGTCTTTTTATATAGAGGCATTAAACTATCATCAATGTTTAAATCATTAGCCCTTTTATAAATATTATCTCGCATTAAAAATGGATGTTCTTCAGAACAATCAATAACTTGTCCATTATCTAAAGTAATTCTGATTATCCTTTTCATTCCAGTCATTTTAGCATCTGATTTTACCCTACCGGCTACTATTTCTTGATTATTATTCAAACTATAAACATAATCCCCTGCTTTAATATCTTTAATTTTCTTTACATTGCCATTTAACAAAGGAATTTCAGTATTACCGCCTAAACAATTAAAACCATCTGCCGTCAATCTTCTAATATTAAACTTCATATCCTTAAGTAAATAAATATATTCTCTAATATCTTCAAAATTAATTTCCCCACCAAGCTGTTTAGGGTCAAACCTCATTATTAATTCAACTCGTATCTTATTTGTAGAAAGCCATCTACTCATAGCAAGAGCCGCACTACATTTATTAACGGCTAAATCTAAATGTATAAAATAATTAACATCTATTGGCTTAAAAGATTCCGATATTCTATTAAAATCTTTTCCCTCTACTGGATTTTTAACGGCTTTATTTAGAGATTGATATACTGGAATCATAGACTTAAAAAATGGCATTAAAGAAGCGGATGGCTTAGCCTCTAAATCCCTTTCAGCAGATACAGGGTCTTTTTCGTAATCATCTTTATGCTCTATAGGAATTTGTCTGCCATTATATTCGAATGTCTTTCCACAATACATAAAAGGTTTCGCATCCCATATCTTTCTACGCATAGCCCAATATTTATTAGGTTCTGCAAAAGCCCTTTCTTGCATTTTTTCAATAAACTTGTTATTATAAGAAGGATTGCTAACCATAATCAAATAAGCCCATGGACAAGTAGGATAACGCCTTGATATTCTCTTATCTAATTGTTCATACATTTCTTTCGCTATATCTTTTTCATCTGTATCTTGATACCAAGCACAATCATCCATAACTGCACAAAATACATTAAATCCTAAAGGAAATGTCATCTTACTGTTACCAGGAATAAGCCCTACATTCTTACTAAATCTAAGTGCAGATTTTATTTCAGGGTCAGGAGGAAAAAACTTTTGAAACCACGGAGAATTATCTATCCTTGCTTTTACATCATTAAATATAACATTCCTAGCATTTATTTCATTTACTCCCATATTCATAGCACATATAAAAGTTCCTCTAGCCATACCAAATGTTTTTTGAGGACTCCTTAAAGATAATGTTCGTGCTAATGTATAAGAAATCAGACATGAAGAAACAAAAGATTTACCACAACCAGGAGCTCCTTCTAATATAATTCTTTTCTGCCCGCCTTTTTCCATTGACTTTAAATCATTTAAACAACTATCGTATATTTCATCTTTACAATCTAAATACTTATCAGACAAAACAAACTCAACCAGTCCTACCTCTGGAAAATCTAAATCAGGATGCTCTATATTCCAAAGCAACTGTTCTAAATCTTCTACAGATTCTAAACTGTTAATTATATTTTCTACGTTACTTACGTTCTGTTCAAGTTCCTTTAATTGCATTTCTCGTTTTTGCTATAATCTCAACTCTGCGATTTTGCCAATGGAAATTACTAAACGACTGTTTCGCACCATGTGAAATAACTCTTATATCTTTCGCATTTATTCCACAAGCCAATAAATAATTAGCTACGACACTAGCACGCTTACCTCCAAGAATCATATTATACTCATCAGTTCCCCTATTATCACAATGCCCATGTATTTCAATATCAAAAAAATCATTACTCAAAAGCAAAGTAACAATTTTATCTAAATTTTCTTTCGTACTAGTTTTTATATTGCTTTCATCAAAATCAAAAAACAATATACCTAAACGTATATTTACTACTTCTCTTTTATCTTGTACTATAAAACTCCATCCGTCTACTTTAGGCTCTTGTGTAGCACAAGCAGAAAGCAACCCCACTAATACCAATACCCATATCTTACTTATTATTTTTATTTTCACTTTTATTAACCTCTTGCTCATTATTTATATTACAAATCTTCAAACTATACCGTTTAAACTCCTCCCATTTTTTCATAAATTTACGCTTATCTCTCACATCCCACATATACCACTATCTCCAAAAAAAATTTATTATATTTTTCTACCAACTACCTATTTGCAATTCCAAAATTTTTAGTGCAAATAGCGAGGGGATAGCAACCCTTCTTTTTTTATACCCCCACCCTTGACATAAATTACTAAGGGGGGGAGTAAGGCATATTTACATTCGTATTCTCCATATTTATTATCTTTTAAAATTCGTTGAAAAATCAACACTTGTACTTAAACAAATTAATATATTAATAATTAATGTAACATAATATAAATTATCGGAAGCAAAATACGTTACGTTCTTAACTCCTTGTTTTCTTTCTTTACAATAGTTTTTGAAATCGAATTGTCTGGCTCGCTAACGACCTTTCCCCCGCTTACTCGAACCTCGTTAGGATTGGGAATATTATCTTGTTTAGGATGAGGGATGGTATCTGGTTTAGTATTAAGGGAATCGTTATTGGGTGTTGGTATTGTAATACTATTGGATTTCAATTGTTCTAGTTTAGCACGCATTAGTTTAACAACGTATGTTTTCAGTTGTGTTGGAAGCTCATTAAAGGCATCTACTGTATTGTGTATAGTAGTTAAATGAAAGCTAAAATTACCTTGATTCTTTTCTGTTGGAGTAAGTAGTTTATATTCACTTGTAGCATGGTCTATCTGTTTATCTATTAGTACCGATAAGTTCTTATCTATCCCGTCGTTTGCAAGGGCTTCTTTATATACTGCCCTTCCTATTCTAAGGGCATTTACTTGCCTCAATTTACGCATATAGTTGATTAACCCTTGTCTATCGCTAATATGTGCTTCCTTGATTAACATAGCGAACTCTTTTCTTCTAGTACATACAATAAGCTCTTTCTGGTCTTTCCTAGTAATAGCCTTTCTACCATCAGGACACGTCTTACGCATATCACAATAGTTACAGAATAAAGGCATTTGGTTTTCGTCAAAATCCTTTATTTCCTGCCCACTCGGTATAAAGGGTAATTTAATCTCTTGTTCTTGTTTTACTTCAGGTTTCTTATCTTTGACTTGCGGAATAAACTTATCTTTTTTCTCTAATTCTTTAAATGGATTCTTGACTTCTAAATTTGTAAATTGACTATTATCTAAAGCAGTATTGCCATTTTGTAAGTATCTATTTAATGCACCGCTTTTTCTCTTTGCTCTACGTTTTACCATACGCTTTTTATTTGCTCCTACGTTAGCTATTTTTAATCGTCAAATACGTCATAGTTATATATCTACAAGCAAGCTGTTTTTACGACTAAATCAGTTTAATTCATTTTTTCAATTTTTACGATTAAACTTTTTCAAAAATCAATGCAAAAAACTTTAAATTTTACTATAACGTATTATACTATGAAGTAATTCTAATGTACTAATAATATAATAGATAAATAAAAGGAAATCAAGATTGTTGCAACGTTTTGCAACGTTTTGCAATCTATTAGTTTAAATATAGATTTCTATTAAGGTATGTTTTCGACTATAAAGGAGTGTTTTTAAACTGTTTAATATAGTAGTAAATACTTCTTCTACATATATTGTATTTTTCTTGAATCTTCATGGATGCTTGTTTTGGGGTTAAACTCTTTTTATTAAGTAAATATAAATACTCTTTCAATATCTTTATTTTACGCTTATTCGCTTCATAAAACCATGATTCCATATTAACCTCTCATTAAATATGCTTTATTATGACATTTACATATACAATTCAAAGAAGTACATCCATTATGATTACCTCTTTTACATTCATAAGAAATAATTTTTGGATATTTATTATGATGTTTTCTTCGTTTTTGCCTGCGACTATATATATATTTGCAAACTACAGTCATATCATTCCCTTAAACTTATTTAAGTAATTATAAAGTGTCTTTTTACAAATATTATACTTCTTACATATCTGTTTTACGGCATCTTTCGGTTTTAAATACTTAATAGTAACTAAAGATACATAATCTTGATATATCTTGAATTTACGAGCATTTGTATAAAATTTATTATGTTTCATTTATTATCAATCCTCGTAAATGGAAATATATCTTTCACATGCTGATTTAAAGCCTTTGTAATAGACTGTCCTGATTTACTAAGCTGTATAAGAAGATTAAATACTCCTATAGGTACTTGAAGATAATCATAAATAGCTCCACTCTTAAATTTAATCCTCAAAGTCTGATTCTCACCATATCCAACACTATCTACATTTTTACTATTAACTTTTTGCATGAATATACCCATATTTTTTACCTCTCAATATTTTTCTTTATAAACTGGTATTATTACAACTCTCAATCTAATATCATCTACATGTAAAAACTTTCTATAGTATTTTATTCTCTGTTTTGTTGTTTTTGAAAGCCCTTGATAAATAGTACGCATTTGAGCTAATCCATAAGGTGAAATAATTGTTTCTTTTTTAAACCAAATATAATCTAATATATATTTTATTATAGGCAACCCTCTACGCTTAATCTTCCCAGTATAATTAGAACTACAATCAACAATAGTACATTGTCTTCCTATAGCTAAATTATAAAGCAAATCATCACTTAAAGAATTAATAAATCTATCATAAGAATGAGATTCTAAATGGGAAGATTGAAGGCGTATTTTTTGCCCTTCATACCTATTTTGCAATAATCCTGCTGTTAAATTAACATAATTTACATTACTATTTATATCATCACAATCAAAACGAATAAAAGGCAATCTATTTGACGTTTTAAAATCAAACACTTCTCTAAAAGTATTTATAAACTCTTTAGGAATAAAAAAACGTGCTTCATATAATGCATAACCTGATTTATCTTTAGAATCATAAACTTCTATTCTTCCACCTCTTCCCCATTGATATTCTTTATTCATTACACATTCTTCAACAACACTAAAGAAATATCTACCTTCTTTTTTCACTTTTTTTATATGTTTTAATCTATTATTTTTTACATTTTTCATATATTATATCGTATAAACAATATTTTTATCATTATTCCAATATATAATTTATTACATATTATATATGTATTTTATTACATAAGTTTATAGTTTATAGTTTATACTAAACTATTCAAAAAACTGTTCATCAAAATAAATTTTCTTTACAATTCCAAGCCCTTTTAAAACACTTAAAGGATTAACTCCCCATGTTCCCATTTTACTAGGTGTATAAGGATGAGATTCGCAAATTACACGCCCTGTAACTAAAGTAACTAACGATTGTTGCTGTTTTCTCGGCTTGATCCCTACTCTAGCTGTAACATCATAGACAGTATCAGAAATACGCTTTATTTCAGTTATTTTCATTCCTTTTAAGAATAACGTACCAAACCACAATTCTAGCTTTTCTCGTGCCTTAGGCTTCGATTTCCACGTCTTTTGACATACTTCTAGCATCTTATCTGGATTTCTTTCTTTAAAAGCATAAAAGAACCTTAAAAACGCATTAGCAGGAGTACCGTCTTTAACATTAGTAATATCTTCAAATGGCTTATAACTTAAATCCATTATATATCTGCCTCCTTTTCAACATTTTTAACGAATTTATTAAATTCTTTATCATTAAGTTCAACAATTTTACCTTCAATTTCCATTTTATCTTTAACTTCCTTAACATCTGCTTTTCCATATTTTTCCACTAATTCTATTAATTTAGATTTCTTTTCATCTATAGTCATTCCAGCTTTTTTAGATTTTTTCTTTTTTTCGGGTTTTTCTTCTTTTTCCTTTTCTTTTTTAACTTCTAATGATTCAGCAAATGCTTTAAATGCCTCATCTGTAATATTTAATAGCGATTCTTGAATTTCTAATTTATCTTTTGCTTGTTTTATTTTATCCTTTCCATGTTGTTCAACTAATTCTTGAAGCTGTTCTTTACGACCTTTTGTTTCTTGTACAATTTCTGCATCTACTACAGGAACTTGTTTTTGTTCTGACTTGGTATCTGTTTTAAATTCAGACAAATCAGTTTTTGAAGTTTCTATCTGTTGTGTATCATAATCCACTTCTTCATAATAATAAACTCCAGATATAGCATCAGGACAATATCTTCTAGCCCCTCTTGATAATGTTCTCCAGAATAATAAATCCTGCCTATAGTTCTGCCATACAGATTTATCAGTTAATGCTTTCCCACCTTGCCTAATTCTTCTAGCTTCTTCATAAGTAAAAGTAGATTCCCCTAACTCTTGCCCTTTCTGGTCAAAAAACTTAATAGTACAAATATCGTTATTATGTTTAATAGCTCTATAATTATATCCAGCTCTCTTTATTAATGCCGCCATCGCTTGCCCATCTACAGCAGGAGGCTTTCCAGGTATAATATACACGTGTTGTAAAGAATAAAACGGAGCAAAACCTAACTCTTTACCACATTGTGCTTTTGCAATTGCTTGTGCTACTGATTTTACATCTGCAAAATAACCTGAATGATATAAAGAAATTACTATCTCTTTCCACTCTTGATTAGTCATTTCCTGTTTTACAATAGCACCGCTTTTCAAAATAGTAGATAATTCCTTACCTGTCTTATTTTTATTTTCCATATTTTTCTCCTTTCTTAATTTATTTTCCCAATCTAACGCATCTTGCACTAATTCATATGCTCTCGGATCTTTTGCTAAAGTCATATCTGCATTAACTAACGCATCTAAAAATTCTTGCTGTCCTTTCTGTGTAAGATTATCCCATTTTTCTTGTACTTCTAATATATAATTATTAATTTCTTCTTTATTCACTATCCTAATTTCTCCTTACAAATACTATTATATTCACAAAACTTACATATTCTTTGACTCTTAGCTCTAAACATATTCCCCTCTTCTAAATGCTTTTTAGTATCAAATGCTTTTATTAAAATATCTTTAACTTTCGCTGTATCATAATTGATTGTAAAAACATTAACTCCTTGCTTATTTACTACATTAAACTTAAATCCTCTTATATCCAATCCTAAACTTTTTAAACAATAAGGATAAATCTGTGCCTGAAATTCTTTATTAGCTTCTTCTTGTGTCCACCCTCTTGAGCTTGTTTTATGGTCTACTATAAATAACGATTTATCTATTAAATCTACCTTCCCAGTAATTCCTAATCTTTGCCCTTGATAAGTAATAAATGTTCTAAAAAATCTTTCTATATTTTCTATATTTAAAGGATATATAAGTTTAATAATATCTCTATAGTAATTAGTAATATAATTCAAACACTTATTTTTAGCTTCTATTTCAGATAAATTTCGCATATCACAATTTTGAATCTGTCGGCTCCATTCACTTTCAAAATAAGTCTTTAAATCTTGATATGTTTTATGTTTTTTCTGCAATACAAAATATTTTAAATCCTGTTCTATAACTGAATGAAAAACACTTCCCATTACTAAATATATATTTTTCTTCGGTTTTAATACTTTTGTATATTTAAAATAAAGTTTCCATTCACACTCTTGCCCCATTGAAATATCGGTAGCACTCATTTGTAAAACTTTATCAGTTTTAATGTGCTTTTTTGAATCGAAATCCCAAAAAATAAACTTATTCATTTATACTATCCTTTATCTGTTTTTTAATAGTTTCGTGTCCATATCCTTGAACATTAAACATAATCGCACAACAAATTTCTATTATAGTTAATTCGTGTCCATCTTTTTTATCAAATCTTTTATATCCTCTATGTAAAAACCATAAATCTACAAAATGTCTAAACATGGATTTTATATAAGCTGTTAAAGGTATTCCTTTTTGCCAGTTATCGGAATCTCTCAACTCTCCATCAGCTTGTTTTCTATGTTCATTCATATAAGCACCAAACGCTTCAAGAAATAAAGGACTCAAAAACCCCTCATAATCATATTTTCCTTCCTCATTATCTCTAGTAGCCCCTGTATCAAATTTTCTCATCGAGCAATAAACCTCCATATTGAATAAATTTTATATCTTTCGACATTTTTCTCAAAGCAAATATAGAACGAGGGTCATCATCAAAATAAACTTTAATCTTCAATTTTCTCATTATATTTAACTTATTTTTAGCAACCTGATACATCATCTCTGCAATGTTTTTATGTTTTTTAAGTTTAATTATTTTAGTAAGATGATATACTGGAATATCAGGATAAAAATGCTTCATCCATCTCTTTGTTATATCCTTAAACTTTTTTGGCCTAGCTGTAATTGCAAATCCTTTATCACCTTCTGCCATAAACATTCTTGCATTAAAAGTAGGCCTTCTCTCCAAATAATAATATTTTTCTGCGTTTTGTCTACCATGCAAGTTTTTAAATTTTTCCTTATTAATCTGAAGTAAGTTTAATTCTGTACCAGAAATATTACACAAAGTGCCATCTAAATCAAAACCTATATTCATTATCTCTCCTATTCCCAAACCTGCCGTTCAAATGAAAAATTATATAATATCCCATTTTGTCCTTTAACTAACCCTCTAAATAGACGGTTGATAAAGTAAGAACGACAGGAATTATTTACAGGGATTCTTTTCATATCTTTTTAAACAAATCTGACAAACTTTTTTCTCTTTTCCAGAATCAATAACTTTATGTAAAGTAATATTAAATACTCCTGTCACTAACCCACAATCTGCACACTTAGCATTTCCATTTTGTAAAGCCTGTTCGTATCTTTTTCTAAATCTATCTCTTTTTATAGGTTCCATTTGAGATATGATTTTTTCGCAGATATTTAGCTCTTGTTCTTTTTTACTAAATAATTTTTTTAGATTTATTAACATTTATATCTCATCAAATATCTTCATTTGACTATTAGAATCTTCTTCAAACTGATTAAATTTAGCAATTTCCATATTTTTAACTGCTTGCCTAAAATAACTTTCTTTTAACTCTACCCCTATCCCCTTTCTACCATTAACAATAGCACTATATACTTCACTACCAACACCCATAAAAGGAGTAAAAACAATTTCATCAAAATTACTTCTTAACGATATTACTCTATCTATAATATCAAGCTGTAAGGGATGCACGTGCTTTTCGTCATCAGGGTCTTTGCAATCTCTAAACGGTAAAACTCTATTCATTCTAATATCATCCCAAATAGAACTAGCATAACGCCTCCATACATGATGAGAAAACTGATTTTTTTTCTGGTCGCCTTTAAAACCCTTATATTGTAAAACTTCTTTTGGTAATGGCGATTCTCCACAATAATAATGAAAACCAGTAGGATGTATAATAGGTATTTTATTTTTACCTTTTTTTCTAAAAATTAACATATAATCAGCAGAAGCTACCCCAGCATATGCAGAATCATCAACTGTTGTTCTATGCGATAAATTTTTACACATAGTTCTATTTCTAACCCATAAAGGTTCTTTCCATATAGTATGTCTTGCTATAAAATGAAATCCTGTTTTTTCATGCAATCGAATAATGTCACCTGCAAAATCAGTCAAATAATCTTGTCCTGTATTGCTAGAAGGAATATCAGTACAATGTACAGCCGTAATTCGCCCGGGCAAAGTTAATCTATTAATCTCTTTTACAACAAAATTATAATGTTTAAAAAATTCTTCATAATCAAAACAATTAGATAAATCTCTTTCACTACTACTATAATTATACAAACCACCAAATGGGGGAGAATATATAGATAAATGAATACTATCGTTAGGCATATCTTGCATAATTTCTATACAATCTCCATGATATAAAGCATATTTATCCTTAATTATTTTATTCGCTATAGCCATTTTGGACACTCCATTTTATTTTTAAATATATCTACCTTTTTATAATTTATTGCATTATCTACTTCATTAATTAAATTTGCAAACATATCATCGGCTTTTTTTGCTTTCTGCCGCATATTTTCCAATATCCGTTTTTCTCCAACAGTGTGAACAACATTAACTTCAACATTTTTCTTTTGCCCAAATCTCCAACATCTCCGAACTGCTTGATAATATTGTTCATAAGAATGTGATGGAAAATAAGTAATACGATTACAATGCTGAAAATTCAAACCCCATGCTCCAATTTTAGGTTTAGTAATCAGCACTCTGACTTCACTATTTAAAAAATCTAAAAATTTTCTTTCTTTTATTTCGTCTTTTTCTCTGCCACTAATTTGCACAGAATCAGGAATCATCCTTTCAAGTAAATCCCCTTCATCATTTAAGTGACACCATACCATAGTAATCTTATCATCTCCTCCTATTAAATCATAAATTTTTTCACATCTATCTTCTATTGTTCTTTTCTTCTCTTGCCTCTGTTCTCTCAAATCATAAGCTGGCAAATTAAATAACATATCATCTGCCTTTTTATTAGTTTCAACTAAATGATATCTTTCAATTAATTTAGGCAATATAAACTTTTTATCATCAAATCCTAAATCAGATGGTTTTCTACAAGCGATAGCCCATGAAATCACCCATCTCCAAAAAGGCAACTCTGCATGACCCTTAAATCTCCATTTTGGAGCTTCACCATAATACCGTCTGCCTATAGAACTATTATTACTATCATTTTTAAAGTATTTATTTAACATGTCCATAAAACCTAAATTACCTAAACATTCACTTGACGTACCTAACTCTATATAATCATTAGGAGCGGCCGTCGCCGTTGCTAATAATCTAAATTTAATCCTTTTCATAAAACCATTTATACTATTTTTAATAGCCCCATCAAAAGACTTTAAAATACTAGATTCGTCACATACAACACCAGCAAAATCATTACTATTAAAATATTTTAATCTTTCATAATTCGTCACAATAATATCACTTGTAATATTCCCATTATCCGACCTTGTGCATTCAATACCAAATTTTTTCCCTTCTCTGAGCATTTGATAAGATACAGCAAGAGGAGTCAAAATTAAAACTGGTTTATTAGTATATTTTACTACATTATATGCCCAATCTAATTCCATAATAGTTTTACCTAAACCACAATCCGCAAAAATAGCAGAACTTCCCCTATATAATGCCAAACTAACTATATATTTTTGAAAATCGAACATTTTAGGGTTCAAATCACTATCTTTTACTTTGAATCCACTATTATATGTATTAATAGTTTTATTATTTAAAAATTCTTTATAATTCATATTTTATAAAAATGTTATTATGTTATTAAAACTCAAATTTATGTTATTAGTACTTTTTGTTGATTTATCAATATATAATATATAATAATAACAAAATAACATAAATAACAATATATATATAACCTCGTACGAGAGTGAGCATAGTATATTGTATAGGTATAAATATATATGAAAAACTATATGTGTATATGACATTATATATATATGTATTTTTTCTTGTTATTGTGTTATTTTGTTATTACGTCTGAAAAGTATTGATTATCAACGATTTTGATTTTTGCTGTAATAACATAATAACATTCGACCTATAATCCATCAAGATTTTGTTCAGATTGTTCGCTATTAGAAAACATATTTTTTAGAATTTCAGGAAGTTGCTTATGACTAAGGTCTATTATCCAACGCCTTGCAGTCTTATTGTCTACTGTAGATAGCTTGTTCCCTAAGCAATATGGCTCTTGTTTAAGGATCTTAGCGGTTTCTCTTACGTTAGGTAGTTTATATCTTCTTGTAGAGGAATCACCACTTATAGCCCCGAGAAGTGCGGCTAAATGTATTTGTAACTGTGCCTCATAACCATTAAATTTAATATACTGTTCGTTTGTTCTTCCCATCTTATGTAATATATCAAGTGCCTCCCAAAGCATACCTATAGTTTCTTCGCTTTCTTGCTCTTTAATTTCGTGATTAGCTAGTCTAACAGCAAAATTAATTATTTTATCTTTTTGTTTAGCAAAAAACGGCTCTGTAAGCGTAGAAGCAACTGCTACAGCCCAAACTTGTGCCTGTCTAGGGGATGATATAGATTTACGAAACAATTCATTTAACTCTCCAAAATTTGCTATAAAATTAGGATAAGTAGTAATCCTATTTTTTAACCAATCAAATCCTACATAAGCAAAATCTGGTTCTAATTTAACAATATCATTAAAATATTTATCTACCCTTTCTGCCTGCGTAAGTTCAAAAGTTACCATTCTGCTATTCAAAGCCGCATCTGTAGGTGATGTTTCACCATCTACAAGCAAACATCCTCTTACTATTACTTGTCTAATTTTGCGTTCTTCATTTTTAATACCCTTAGAAGCTGATACACGATTAAAAATATTTCTAAAAAATGTATGAAATTTTTGTCCTTCAAATTCTTCGTTTTTATAATCGTCTGTCCATATAGGCAAACTTGAATAATACGCTAAACGTCTTTCTAATCCTACAGCAGTAGTACCGCCAGCTCTTAAAGAAATAGGAGAGACATCACGCATCCCTAACATACTCATAAGCCACGAACTAAATATAGTCTTTCCAGCTTCTTTTTTACCATGTATCATCATTAATGGAAAAAATTTATGCTTATCAAAAAACATCTTACTCCACAATGTAGCCTTTATCCACCCTATAGCAATAGCAACCTTTAAATTGCGATTTTTAATTAACAAATCGAAAACATTCTCTTTAAATTTATCAATACCGCCAGCAGGTTGATGAAATGGAAAATAAGGTATTTCATGTCTACTTCCAGCCTGATTAGAAATTGTAGGTATTTTAATAGAATGTTTATCGTCTATATTTAAATAACCACCAATAATAGGCTTAATATCATTATTAAATCCAAAAAATACATTATCAGCTATAAAACCTTCTTCAATCTCTCCAACACACTCGGTTTCTTTTACTATAATAGGATTATAAATTAATCCCCAGTATTGTACTAAAGCATTTAAATCATTATCAGTACCCTGAAAAAGACAGGTAATATCGCAATTATTTAGAAGAAATTCTCTAAATCGAGAAGCATTAGATAATACGTTTCCATCCATAAATACAGTAGTTTCAAATTTGCCTATTTTAATTTTCACCTTTCTATCTCTTATTCCTTCTTCTCTAATTATAATTGCTTCTATAAATCCTATCCAATTAGTTAATCTAACCTCTTGTGAAAAATTCTTATATGTTTTTTCTATAAAATATCCATCGGGACGTTGTTTAATGTTGCTTACCATTTCTGGAGATGGAGCTTCTGCATTAATTTTCATTTGATGAATAAGAGCTTTTTTACTAATAGCATTTTTTAAGGCTTCATCAATATCATTTTCTCCGGATGGCAAATTCAAAATAAAAGTTTTTGTATTGTCATAATTTTTAATCAATCTATCTCTATCTCTTCTCCCTTCATCATCATTATCAAAACAACTGTATACGGTAGAAGGCGATAATGTTTTAAGATAATTAATTTGTTCAATCGTTATATTGCCAATAGATGCTATTGCGTTTTCACCCACATCCCAAAGTGATATAACATCATCTTCTCCTTCAACACAAATAACATCATTATTATCTTTTATACAATCTTGATTATACCAATAAGCTCCAGCACTTCTTACACTTTCTGACATTTGAGATTTTTTTAGTTTATTCGGGTCTTTAAGTCGAAAATATTTAATCTCTTCACTTGCGATAAATGGATATAAAAAAACTCCATCTTGAATCTTATCTATACCACTTGATTTTATAGTTTCCATCGAATATTTTTCTTTCAATTTGTCTACTAATGTACCGTCATTAAAACCGAGTCTAAAATAATTTATCGCATCGTAAGAATGTTGCCTATAATCAACTAAATAACTTAATGGAGTATATTTTTTACCACGAAATTTATATTTCATTTGACAAGAATAAAGAATATCTTTAGAAATTTGACAAGCAGTTTCACGAATCCCTATCCAATCTATATCTTTTCTATAATATTTTTTAAGTCCTAATTCATCCGCAAATCTATTTAATGCCTCTCTCCATGTAATATTCTGATATAAAGACCTAAACTGAATAATATCAAATGCTACAGACTGACATTGAAAACATTTTACAAAACCCTGCGGAGCTAATTTAAAACAGTTATGCCCTCCACATAAAGGACATTCAAACAAATCCTTACCAGCCCCTTCATTTTTCCAATGAAATCCAGTTAGTCTAGCAATATAAACTTCTAAACTTTCACTTTGTTTAATACTTTCTATAATATTTGCCATTAAAATAAACTCAACTGTTGAAAATGTCTACTATACTTTCTAAATTCATTGTACGTTTTTCTAAACTGCCCTCTTACTCCTGTAAAGCATATTCTAAATTGCTTAAAAAATATCTGCGGAGTAATTTCTATCTTCATTACTTTTTTGTAATTATCTAAATGTTTATCGAATTGTTTTAAAGTTAACATATATCTAATTCCATCATTTGTACATACAACTGTTCATTTATTTCTTTATCATTTTTATCACAATCCTGTACATTTGAAAACTCACCAACGTCTTGCATTACTTCTATCGTAGTTAATTCATCAATTATAAACATATTATTCTCCTATTTTAATTTCAATATTTTATACTTAACATACTCAAAAAACATCTTATAAAGAAAATTCCTTGCATTAGCTCTATTCTCACAAAAAATAAATGGTATTCCATAAACAGCTTGCCATTTACAAATTGAACCATAAACCGATGCAGAAGATAATTTTCCATGATTTTGTTTATTTACGATATCTAAATAAGAAAATTCACATAATACTACTTTAATATCTATCTTACTTAAATTTTCAAGTTCTCTTTCCCATCTTGCCCTTTGCGAACCAGTCGCCTCATAAAGTTCCGTAACACTAGATTTTCTTTCAGCTACAATTTTACTGTAATAAGCCCGATTATTATATTCAATAGTATAATCACCATGACCCATAGGCATTGTAAAAAATTTAGTGTTAGGAAATTTATAAGGCAACTGTTCGTTTTTTGCAGTGAGAATTTTAAACTTATTTATTGCCTCAATATCGTCTTTTGTCATAAATCATCAATGCTTTCAGATTCCTTTTTCTCCGCTTTTTTCTTTTTAGGTTTTTCTTCCTTTTCGCTTGTATTTTCAGGAGGTACATCATTTATAGGAGCAGTCGGTTCTCCTATAGGAGAGAAATTCTGAATATTAATATCAGTTCCATCACTTGTAGGCACTACATCACAATACCCCTCTTTATCAGCAATATCACTCCAACGAAATGAGAATCTCTTATTAGTATTTCTTATTCCTAAAGCAAATAAAAAATTATAATAAATATGTGACATGCTTGTACGTTTCCCCTCTCCGTCATGCTTAATCAAAAAACACTTTTTCTTACACCATCCATCAATAAGAATTTCAACTACAAAACATATATTCCCGCTTTTTGAAACATAATTTTTGTCAACCAAAGAAGAAGGTTTAAATTTATATCTCCCCTTCTCGGGTACATTGTTTTCCTTTTGATTTTTCCAATCATTTACTTCTATTTCAGTATCTTCTAATTCATCATCTACCATAATTAATTACCTCACTTTTTATTATTTTTTTTCAAAAATCGGTAGGGATTTTCACCCTACCTAAACACAACTAGGAGGACACAACACACTACACCACAATACTACAAATCTTCTATTTTCTGTTCTTTAATTACAGGAATAGGTCTGTTAAAAATTTTCAATCCCTCTATTTGCCTTACTCCAGCATCAATTAATCCCTGTATAGCTTTTGTGTTTAACATTTTAAGCAATACTCCATTAATCTCATTCGGTACTTTTGATTCATCCTCAATTTCAAAAATATAATTATCCCTAAATTGCACCCCTTCTTCTTTTTCTCTTTCAACCTTTATAGGTACAGGTGCAGTAGGTACAATTTCCCCATTTTGTTCAGCACTACTAACTTGTTCTTTATATTGCTCTTGTTGCTGTTTATTAAAATCATCTTGCTTTTTTTGTGCTTCTTCTCGTTTTTTAATTTCGTAATTAGACATTTGACCTTTAAGTCCAGATTTATAATCACCTACAATATCTTTAATCTTATTTTCAAATGGCTTAATTCTACCTTCAATAACCTTAATATGGTCTTTAAATGGCTTTACTATAAAATTTCTAAGCTTTTTGTAGCTATTAGATAAAATATTCAAATCTCTAACTAAATCAATTCCTCTTTTATAAGTAATATCATCAATTATTTTTAATTCGCTTGATTCTTGTATCAATCCTTGATAACGTGGATTATATCGTTGTATTTCGCTTTCTAAGTCCATTTCTTTTTTTGCTATATTTTTAGGTTTTCTTCCCATTGTTTTTTCTCCTTTTAAATTTTATTTTAGGTTTTGAATGTTCGATATTAACTTCAAAATGTTCAACTGCAATATATGTTCTTTGTTCTTTTTCTAACATTTCATATAACAAGTTCATCTCTTTTTTCAAAACTTTTTTAATAATAGATAAATCCTTTTTTATCTCTACAATCTTATCAATTTGTTTTCCTAAACCTGTTTTTTCTGGCATATTCGGTAATTCAGGTTGATTAGTAACAACTTCTTGCTTCCCTTCTTCAAGATTTTTAATAAACTCATCATCGGTCATTAACTCTTTTTCAATTTTTTTAATTTCTTCTTCTGGAGTCATATTCATTACTTCCTTAAATTTCTTAGTTATTTTGTTTAGAATCTTTTTCATTTTGCTTTTTATACCATATTAAATAATCATCTAAATCAAAATATTTTAAACCTCTAAAAAATTTAATTCCCTTAATAGACAAAAATGGATTATAAATCGTAAAAATGCCTTTTCTATTTTCAATTTTCTTTGTATAGTCATCAGGTGGGTAATTAACTGCATATATACTACCTATTGTTAATCTTTTACCTTCCTTTCGTCGAGGTTCTTTTCTAGTCTGCTTTTTTGTAAGCTGTTGAAAAACTAACCCTCTCTTTTCAAATTTCTTATTTAGTAATGGCTCTATAGTATTAACAATGAAATCAACATGGTTAACAACAAACTCACCAAAAATAATAGGATTGGTTTCATGTTTAATTTTCCCTCTTATATCTCTAACAAGTTTAATTTGTAATGAAGCTAAATATATTTTACTACCTTTATTAAGCAATCTAGGCAAGAATGGAAGTTTTTTTGATATTCCTAACTGTAAAGATTCTTCAATAAAATCCTCAATCTTTGTTGTACCTCTAATCCACATTAAATAATTCGCTGTTTTTATCTCATTCATATAAGTAAAATATTTATTGTACTATTAATACAAGAAACAACAAAACAAATTCCACAAAATATAACTACTATACAAAAACAAGTTGTTAGTAATCCTATACAAAATAATACTTTAATTTTTAATTCAGATTTCCAATTTGAATACATATAAAAAGATACTGGACTAAGTAAAAAGAAAGGTTGCAATACCAATTTCGATACTATAGTCCAGTAAAAAGATTTCAATTTTAATTTTTAGATTTAGTATTGCAACCATAAAATTATATTACAAAAATTTACACAATTTATCAAGTATTATTTTTATTAACTTATTGAGAAAATCCCTCACCCTTTTAGTTGGAGTTTTTTATTTTCTCCACACTCTTATTCATGCCTCACTCTCCTTTGGGGGATTTAAACTTCACAAACCCCATATTCAACATATCCGATTTTATGATATAAATTATGGGCATATTCTAATGCCTCTGCCCTAGTCTTAAATCTCGGTTCATTCTTAAAATACGAATATAGAATATTATAGTTATACTTCTTATCCCCACGTTTCCAATATATATTCTCTATAGCTTGTGCATGAGTAACACCCCACTCATTTCTAAACTTGTGTATATATATTCCATTATCTGCACTCATACACCCTCCTTGTTTGAGGATTTATCATTAAAAAACAGCTCGTCTTCTAGTTCGTCAATTTGTCTGTCCAGTTCATAGCCTGCTTGCTCCCCATGAATGAAGGATTATAGCCCATAAGTTTGCTTAATTTTTTTAATTTTGTGTTCTCTTTTCATCCCCTGCCTCCTATAATTATCTTACTCTTTTAATACATTTTTCTGCTTCTTCCATGGTGTCACATGAAGTTATTAAAGCTATGGAACAGCCAAATTTGGATTTTTTAAATAGCCTTTCTCGACGGATTTTGCGTAATCTATTGTAAGTCCCTATTGCCACTACATTATAATCAACAATCCCACTTTTCTGTCCTATCCTAAGCCATACTGGATGTATCATATAAGCTACCTTACTTTCCATATTTCCTCCTTTATTTTTTAACCTCATAGTTTTCAATCTTACTAAATTCATCAAATGTAAAAGGATAAATCCTTTCGTCACCTAAATTCGTCTTTAACCATAGTCCTTTATTCCACCCGGAATAAATGGTCATCCAAGTTTTGGGAAGTTCTTGCTCTTTTCTTATTTTAATAGGAATCTTAATCTTAGTTCCTATAAGTGGTTTATCTTCCGGCAAATCTTTTAGTTTCATCCCCTGTCTCCTGTAATTAGTACTCAACATCAAAGTCTTTATCACCACTTACCCCGAAAGATGACAGCTTTGCTTCAAGGCATTTTTCTTTCTTCGTCTCTAAGAAGT